TCAACCGCTACCAAATGTACAAGTATATGTAAATATAAGTACAAATATGCTATCAGTGATTGTGTTCTAACGAATGGCGGGGACTACCTCGGTATTCAAGCCACACAAAAGGGTAATAATGTCTATTTTAACAATGCAATATATAACGTAGTCGGGGCCCGGGTATATACACCCTCTCTACACACATATAATGGAACACATGCTGATGGTGAACTTATTATAGATCATGTAGGCGGCGGTAATAATCTTTTAGTCTGTATTCCCATCAAGGTGAGTGGGTCAGCTTCTACAGGAGGGTCGAGTTTTTTCCATTCCTTTTTGCCGTATGTGCCGCAAAAAAAGGGTGGTGTTGCTAATGTGAATGTTGCGAATTGGTCATTCAATAGTATCATACCGCCAGGCAAATATTATTTCTACAATGGGACAGCTCCCTATCCCCCTTGCACGGGCGCATATAATATTATTGTTTTCGATTCGGATAAAGCAGTCAATGTATCTTCGACAGCATTTGCTCATCTAACAGCAGTTATTAAGAAAAATACCATAACAACTAAAGCAATACCAACTGGCGGCTTATTTGTTAACCCTACAGGGGCAGCTGATAGTGCTGATAGCGATGATATTTTTATTGATTGCCAGCCAGTCCTTACACCTGGCGCGGAACCCTCGAATCTAAAGCAAAATAAGCAAGGGGGGAAGAATAAACCAAAAGGATTTGATAGTTTATTGTCAAGTCCTGCTTTGGCGATTATTCTTGGTATTGCGCTAATTACGTTATTGAAGAAGATTTATAGTGCATTTTTAGATTACATTTAAATATAATATTGATTTGTCATATTATATTTAGTTAGTGGCATTCACACGGGCAGCATCGTATAATTTGTCTTGCACCGGCTTGAAAGTAGCTTGAGGCAGACGTGAAGGTGCTTGCGGCAACATTTTCTTAATAACTTCCTCTTCGACTGTTGGTGGGAATTGGTTCATAGCGGACAGATTTTTTGATCTTGTTTTCTCTCCTGTGGACAGCTTTGGTGGGCGGAGTACTCTTGGGAGTACGAGTGTTGGAACGCCGACGGGTGCGCTATGATGCTCGGAATGGGCGATGAGTTTATATGCGGCGATGATACCGAGTGCGCCTAGAAGTGGGTGAGCGAAGAGAAGTGCGAGGGCGGATCCAATAACAAGAATTTTACCTAGTAGTGTATTTATAAGTTCACCAAGAACTTGCGGGACACCCATATCCGCAACAATAAATACTGCCAAAAGTGTAGCCAATAAATAGTGGTGCATATCTTTTTCTACCATTTTCATGAAAGATGCCATATATCATATTGTTATATTTTTTAATTAATTAAATTGATTATTGAAGTGTGTAACTAGTACCTGTAAATGGCAACCTATCTCGGTCGCAAGGGGTATTCTATTTTAAAGGAAAATTTGGAAATTTCTGAACAAGAACTTATTCGAAAAGAGCTAAAGGTTACACCTTTTGTTCCTAAAAGTTCACCCGTTAAGCCTCAACCTTTCAGCGTTTATAGAGAATCGTCAAAGAAATTATATCTACCTCGATTCTATGGCATAAAGCATTATGGTGAGCCGCCAACAAGTAAATTACCAAAGGAAGAGATTATACATGTTATATTTAAAGGTGCATTACGGGAACATCAAAAAAAGGCTTTTGATGTATTTTTAAAATGCGCTAAAAATAGAGGTTGTGGTTTGCTGGAGTTATTTTGCGGTGCGGGCAAGACTGTGATAGCTTTGGCAATACTTGCAGAACTAGGCGTAAAGACGCTCATTGTTGTTCATAAAACATTTTTAATGAATCAATGGACAGAACGCATAGCCCAGTTCCTTCCTAGTGCTCGTGTAGGTAGAATTCAAGGTGAAACTATGGATGTTGAAAATAAAGATATTGTTCTGGGTATGTTACAATCTATTTCGATGAAAGAATATCCAGCATCGCTTTTGGATGGATTTGGTTTTACAATCATCGATGAGGTACACCATATATCAGCAGAAGTATTCTCACGTGCTTTATTTAAAATTGTGACACGCTATATGCTTGGATTATCCGCAACAATGAAAAGAAAAGATGGTTTAACGCGCGTATTCAAAATGTTTCTTGGGGATGTAGTATATAAAAAAGAGCGTGAACACACAGAAGGCGTTATGGTAAAAGCTATACATTATGAGCATACTTCCGAGGAATATATGAAAGAGCATTTAAATTTTCGCGGGCATGTAAATTACTCATCGATGATAAAGCAGCTATGTGAGTTTATTCCACGTAGTGAATTTATAATACAGCTTTTGCAGAATATTTTGACATGGCATGATGGGCAGCAGCTTATGGTAATTGGTCATAATCGCAGTTTATTGATGTATCTATTTGAAAGAATTAGTCAAATAGGCTTTGCAACGGCGGGTTATTATTTGGGGGGCATGAAGGAAGCAGATCTAAAAATGAGTGAGAGTAAAAAAATTATAATTGCTACATATGCTATGGCAGCAGAGGGTTTAGATATTAAAACTTTGACAACATTGGTGATGGTAACACCTAAGACGGATGTGTGTCAAGCGGTAGGACGGATATTAAGGCGACAGGCAGCCCAACATCTTGTGGTAGATATAGTAGATGCGCATCCGATTTTCAAGCGTCAATGGGCAAAACGCTTATCTTTCTATAAGAAACAACATTATAAAATATATGAGTCCACCAAAGATACATATATGAAGGGTGAATGGGAACAATTGGAGGGACGCAAGAAGCGTTCAAAGAAAGCCAATATGAAGAATAAACTACATATTGGTAAATGTTTGATTTTGGATGATTAGCGACGGCGACGACGGCGGCGGCGGCGCGACCGGCGACGTGAACGGCGGCGGCGGCGGCGTCCTCCACATTGAGCTTTTGTATTAGGTGTCTTAATAGTTGGAGCTTTGGGTGTAGGGCTAACATCGGCGTCAAGAACGGGTGCGGCTGATCCTTTGCCTGTGTAATGGTCGTAGTTATCAACGCAGTTGCCTGTTCCACATGCATCATTGCGAGCGTAGGTCGGTGGGTTGGCTGTCTGCCAATTTCCACCATTGGGGGTCGCATATCCCGGTGTGCTTGGGATATCAGAGCCCCACTGAGCATAACCACCACGCTGCGTGCGACGGCGACGGCGGCGGCGGCGACGACGGCGAGTGCGACGGCTCTTCCGTTTTTTACGGCTACGGCGCCCCTTCCGTTTTTTACGGCGGCGGCGGCGGCGACGAGTTCCACCACACATAGCATGGCATTCAGTCGTGACGGGCGGGTAGTTGTTAACGCCGGCCTTAGCTAAGGCAGAGGCATTTGCGCCGGAAAAACCATAATAGGGTGTGCCGCCCGCGCAGCATGCCTTCCCTCCGCCGCGCTGTGGTGGAGGAGAATGTGCGTGTTGCTTCCCAACAGGTCCTGTAGAGTGTACTACAGCTGGTTGTTTGTCTGTCCCGCAATTAGAATAGGACTTGATTGGCATGACGCCAAAACCGGGTGTACCTTTGGGATTGAACCCATAACCCCCGCCGCGCTGAATATTATGATTTTTACCCGTTAATATACCTTGAGGTCCTGGCACTACCTTTTTATTTGTGTAAAATTGGGTGTGGACATTATATTTGTTAGCCATTGTATATAATAGCTAACTATTTTTTTTCAAAAATCGTTATATCTTGAATTTTACTAATTTGTGCATTAGAGAGAACTTCTAAGGGAATCCAGCGCTTAAATCTTCTGGAATAAACGCACTTCATTATATATTTCCTTTCTAAATAAGCATATTTAGATGGAGAGATATTTTCAAACTCGTCTTCATCGTCGCTTTCCTCGAGCGCATCGAGGTTTCTATTTTCTTTAATTTCCCTAAATAATTCATTCATCATAACACTTGTCTTATAGGAAGGTATATGTAAATATCCATATTGTATTAAATCTCCGGCTTCATCGTAACAAAAAACCTTATATATATCAGGTAGATATGAAGCCGTTATTTGCAAGTTAGCATTGTAGTGCGGATTAAATCTCTGGTTAAGATAATTACTATGTTTATTGAAGAAACGATGTTGAATCCATATTGGAGTATATGGACATGAACTGATTTTCTGAATGATGGTTTCATAATTTGTATCAATAACAGGTAGATTAAACATGAGACCATTGCCTGGTATAATAATTTTACCTATGTGATATTTTAAAATCTGATAAGTAATATTTAACTTTTTAATTTGACTAAATAGCTGAGCATTTATATCTTTAAAGTAATATAGATCCTCAATTATAAAGAAAGAATGGTTTTTTTGGGAAAATATTGTTCCATATACTATGGTTCCTCGTCCACCACAGAGAGAGGAGTCGAAACAACATGAGCGGATTGTGATATCTGCGATTTCTTTTTGTTGTTGCAGTTCGAGTAAAATACATAGATTTTTTCCATTATATTGTCTGAACCATGCAAAATATTTTATACCTTTTGGTATAAGAAGACAGAAATCGGATTGATAAACTTTGTTATGGATATTTCTCTCATAATAAAGTTCTGTTACAGGAAAGGTACTTATTATGTTTTGTTTATCTTTTAAACTTAACTGCATTACTAGTCTATATTATTTATTTTTTAACTCATAATTGTTCATAATTATTACTGAAGAAGTCATATTTTTCGGCGGCGGCCATATCCTGTTGTGGTTGCGGTATTTCAAGACCTTTTAGATAATTCTTCAATTCTAGTTTCATATCTACCCCTTCGTCTTTCTTAGGTTTTAAGATTGTGCTTTCTTTGGCATTGTTTGTTGAGAGGGAAGCGTATATTTCTTTGTATTTTTTTTCCGGTCTCTCTACTAAATCCTTTATTTTTGGAACAGTAAGATTTGTCTTAAAGAAAACATATAAGTAATGAATTAAAATTATTATTACTAGGGATATAACGGCATTTGTAATTACCCAAAAAAACATTATATATTGTTAATATTACTTAAAATGGGATAGAAACGAAAGGATATCTTTCTTAAGAAATTTATTATCATGGTCATATGAAGATTCGAAATAGAAATCTCGTATTCGACCATCGAATTTTTCTATAATGAAGGTTGTTTTACTCTTTTCATGTAACTTATATTGTTTTTTATATATTACAATTTCTTTGCAATGTATAGGAATGTGCGTTACCCGTAATTTTTTGGTCATAGTATATCCAGCTATTATGAGTTCATGATTATCTATATAATTATGAATATTTTGGACATATGGTGTTATTACAAGTTTATAATCATACATTTTATCGCCAATTAAATGTATGATTCCACTATGGGTCAATATGAGATGCATAGTCTTATTAGTTTCAATAAGCGAAGTATTTGGTGTAACATGAGGATTTGTAAAGTTGGAGAGATAGTATCGCATTATTAAATAATAGATAAAACTATTTAAACCATTTCATATTTAAGATTATATAGAATGGTAAAGATAGTTATTATTAATCGTTATGGTGAAACAAAGACGTTAACATTGTCCTCCTTAAATTATGATGAATTATATAAAAAATGTAAGTTTCGTAAAAAAAAAGATTTTGAGAAACGGCATACATGGAAGTTAAAATGGAACCAGACACATATTTTTGTCCAACTATTCGGAAAGGTGAATGGTCGGGCCCCGACAATTAATAAGTATGAGCTACCTCCTCCTTTGGATAAAATATTATTTTATGGATCGATGGCGATTGTTACTTCTTCGGATGAAGAAGGTAACACACCAGTGGATTGCACTACTGATCAATGGCAGATTTTATATGAGAGATTATTTGGTGGATTTGAGGATTTGGAGGATGAGGATACATCAGAGGAAGAATTTATACCGCCAGCATTGCGTGCGCAACATGGTTATTCGAAAGAACATAATTTTATTGTTAATGACAATGAGGTTATAGAATATAATAATCCGAGCGAATCTTCGGAGGAGGAATTTGAATTTTCAGGTGACGAGAATGCTGAGACGCCGCCGCTGCTTGAGAGTGGCTATAATTCAGACTTGGAAGAAGGAGCGGAATCCGTCGAGGGTGCTGAGGAGGAGGATGAAGAAGAGGATACAGGCGATAATTCTGAGTTAGAAGAGGAGTCTTATGCCTCTGAGCAATAAGAAAATTGATAAAGAAATTAAAGATATATATAAAAATAATATATTATGAAGATTACGGAACCAGCAGTTTTTCGTAAAAAAATTAGAGACCAAATCAACGAATATTTAAAAAATGATTCTTTGTCTGTAAATCTGGAGAAGGGTATATTTAATTATGCAATTGGTGCAGCAAGAAAACGGAAGGTGGTACGTAAATGGGATTGTAGTAATTTTGTGCTCCTGTATATCAATAAAGTAAGAAATATTATTGATAATATCAATCCGAATAGTCATGTTTGTAATAAAAATTTACTTAGTAAGATAAATAAATCAGAATTTTCAATGCATAAATTGGCTTTTATGAATCCACGTGATCTATATCCTGAGCATTGGCAAGAGTTAGTGGCTGCTAAAATAAATCGCGATAATCATTTATATGATGAAGATTTGGCATCGGCAACCGATGAATTTAAATGTTATAAGTGTAAAACACGGAAATGTACATACTACCAGTTGCAAACTAGATCTGCGGATGAGGCAATGACGACCTTTGTAACATGTTTGAAATGCGGAAATCATTGGAAATGTTAATATTATATTTTATCTTATAATATTAATGGCAACGGATATTTCATGTAACTGGCAAATATATCAACGACGCTTTCCTAATGGGCGTTGGAATAATACAAATACTAATTTAAAATTATATAAAAAAACAATATGTCGGGATCCTAGTGGGAACAAGCCGCCAATTGTTAAACAAACGCGAAATTTATTTGTGAATACGGCAGCGCGTATGTCTCAAAAGCAGATGTTTTCATATTTAGTACGTAATGGAATAGGACCTAATACTCGCTGACTTAATAATTAATGATTTCTAAATCCTCTATACGCCAATACTCACTGGCGCCATTTGGCAATGGTCGTCGAATAATAAAGGGGACTTTTTTTGCCTTTAGTTCCAGTTCCGCAATGACATAACCATCAATAACATCTTTATCGACACTGACAAAGATTTCACTACCATTGTTTATCTGCGTTGTTCTTAAACCAAGAATTCTTGTTCTTTCATATTTAGTCATAAATGGGAGAGTTGTGTGCAAAATATCAATTATCCTGCCTTCGCCATTTCTAGTGACTTTGGAAAGTGCTAAGAGTTCACTAAAATTTATTTGCTTTGTTTCTGGATGAAATTGTTCTAAATATTCTCTTTGTACATCCTGTTCAAGTTTTTTAAAGGCATTTTCATCTTCCGATTCATCCTCTTCGTCGGTCTCTTCGTCGATAGGTGAGTCTACTACTTCCTCTGACGCCGCTAGAGCTTTTTCCTTTATCCACTTAGCAGCGCGTAGCAGTTTACGTTCTTCTTCAGAAAGTTCAGATTTCCTTGACGTAAATCGTAGAAAGTCAGTACTTATGCAGTTTTCTGGAAGTTCTAACTTTAATTCTTTGAGTTTATCTAAATAACGCCGACCATCTTGTTTACTACGAATTCTACCTCCTTCTGTCAGAATGTCTTTTTCTTTTAGAGATGGATACTTATGAAGTAGTTCAGGAGGGGGATGAATATACATGTCTACGTGTTCGGGCTCATTAGCTCGCTCTACAATTTCTTTATGATAACCTACACAAGGTATATTATTGGGTTTTTCTGCGAGTTTCCTATATTCTTCTTCATCTTCAGCCGCTCCTTCTTCTTCCTCCTCTCCTTCTTCCTCCTCTCCTTCTTCAGCCGCTTCTTCTTCAGCCGCTCCTTCTTCAGCCGCTCCTTCTTCTTCAGCCGCTCCTTCTTCAGCCGCTCCTTCTTCTTCATCCTCTCCTTCTTCTTCCTCTTCTTCTTCATCGCTTGATGGCTCAGGGGTACCGAGACTTATAGCATCAGTTTCATCGATATCTTTTTCAATGTCTACAGGCACTAATTCTTCTAAAGTAGAAGTATGTGATGGCTCCATTTATAAAAATATAGATTCTTTTTATATTTTTTCAATTTATTTAAGATTATCGAGTGTCCAGACATTATCGCAAGCACTACAAATATAGACATAACGCATATTTTTATCATCATAACGCAAATAAATTATCTCTTTATTTACTGCATCTTCCTCACAATTTTCATTAGGACATTTAATATTTTTTACACGAGGCAATGTAGGATCCATTTTAGTATATTCATTGATAATATGGGAAAATTTCTGAGCCCTGCCTTTTAGAATTGTTTTTGAAACACAGATATTCTCTGACGTAATCAACTCATCTTGGTGTCCACATTTTCGACAATAATATATAAGCTTATCAGCATCGTTTTCGGCAATTCGGATGTAATACATATTTTGACATTGGCTGCAAAAGTGCATTTATATTTTTATTGCATATTATATTTATTTCAATTTATTAATTAATAAATTATGCAATCCTTTAAAGTCCTCACACAGAGTTTTATAATCGGGGCTAACACGAAGATTGTAGACACGTACTACGACAGGGGACACCTTTTCTCCCTGCAACGCCTCTGCTTCCATCTCAAGTCGTTTAATAATATTATCATACTCTTTTAAAAAATGTTTTTTTATAAATGTATAAAATGTAATAAAATGGGTTGGTAACAAACGTTCAGAGACAATACCAAAAATTGCACTTTTATAATTAGCATACTTAATAAGTTTATTATAGGGTTTAAAATCATAATGCGTCTCCATGAAGCCTGGTTCGTTCAATAGAGGTTTATTGTGGAATAGTGTGATAAGCGTTATCAGGATGGATCTTATTGTTTGACACGATGTCCATTGTTCCCCTTTCCATGTATTTAATAGAGAAAGACAAACTTTACCATTTCTATATAAATTAGGATGAAAGCGTGTTACACCATCAGATGTTAAAAATTTTAATGTGGGTGGCGAAAATGGATAATTATATGGAAATGACCACTCGAATAAATAAAATCCATCTGCATATATGGTGTCAGAGGGTCCTATAATCATGGAATATCCTTTTAACATATCATCTTCATCATGTATATATATAATACCTTGATCTAGTAGTGGGTGTCGCACGATATCCCGTATATCTTTAACTAGGCGATGCTGAGTATCTCGAGTTATAAATAATTTCTTATTTTCAGTCATTATAATTTAAATATATTTAGACGCTTTTAAATATATTTATGTTGTTTTTAAGTTTCAGACGATCCTAAGACCAAAAAGTAAAAGTTTTTGAGTGAAGTTAAATAATAAAATTGAGTTAAAATAAAATGATAATTAATAGGTATAGTAATAATGAAAACCTTGCAACAATTTCTAAGTCAACATATCACTTCCGAAAAGAAACTTATTACGCATACGCGTATACCTGATAAGAACTTGGGGGTGTATGGTGGTGCATATAATATTTGTATAGAGGACGTTCCCATGTTTTATAAACTCTATCATCAGTCGGTTTTTGTTAATAAAAGACAAGAGTTTCTTACGGAGGCCCAAAATAAAGCGGGGAGTATTCTTATAGACTTAGATCTCAAATATAAACCAAATATTGACGAGCGTCAACACACAGAATCGCATATTGTGGATATTGTGCAGGTGTATTTAAAGCATATAGCCGAGCTTATGAAGGTAAAGGATAAGACGGAATTTCCAATTTGGGTACTTGAAAAACCACATATGAATACATCACTGCCACATATTACAAAAGATGGCATACATATAATTATTGGGATACATATGCCTGGCGCATTGCAAATGATGTTAAGAGAGCGCGTTTTAACGGATATTGCCAATGTTCTTGACGGGTTAGAATTAGAAAATGATATAAATAATATTGTGGATATTTCCGTTACGCGTGGCGGATTGTGGCAGATGTACGGGTCGAGAAAGCCGGGACACGAGGCGTATGAACTGGCATATTATTACAATGCCGAGTATGAAAATAATGAGTGGTCAGCGCTTGATATTGTGGATATTTCGAAAATCAATAAAATGGAATTGATGTTAAAAATAAGTGCGCGTAATAGTGGACATATTGTATATGAAGTAAGTGATAAGGAATTTGATGAATATACAAGGCGAAAAAATAGTATAATGAATAAAAAGGTAAGGAAGGCGCCTGTGTCTTCAGGTGCAACATTTTATCAGGCAATTGATTATTCAAAAATTAAAAATCAGGAGCAACTGGATGAGCTTCAAAAAAGTTTTCTTGAAGGCTTAACGTCCGAAGAGCATAAATTAAAGGAAACACACCAGTTTACGATGATATTATCAGCCAAATATTATGATAATTATGATGAATGGTTGCGTGTAGGTTTTGCATTACATAATACTGATCCGCGATTATTTTTGACTTGGTTATCATTTAGTACGCAATCAGATAAATTTAGTTTCGATAATATATATTCACATTGGCATATGTGGCAAAATATGCGAGCAGAGGGCGTTACGGAGAGATCTATTATGTATTGGGCGCGGGAGTGTAATCCAGCGGAATATGATAAAATCAGAACGCAAACTACAGATTATTTTATCGATGAGAGTGTCTCGCGAAAGACCGATCATAGTATGGCATTGGTTCTTTATAATATGTTTAAAGGACAATATATTTGCGCGAGTATTAAGCACAAGACATGGTTTGAGTTTGAAAATCATAAATGGGTTGAAATCGATTCGGGTACTACTTTGCGGGCAAATATTTCTAAGCGCATGTCGCGCGCATTCAGTGTAAAGATCGGGGTACTAAAAGACACAATCTCGGAGAACGGCGCGGCAGTGGAGGGCATAACTTGCCAAATCTCGGTGATGAGTGGCATGGTAACAAAAATGGGAAATGTAGATGGAAAAAATAGAATAATGAGAGAGGCACAAGAATTATTTTATGATAGACATTTTATGGATAAATTAGACTCAAATCCCTATTTATTGCATTTTAAAAATGGTGTGTTTGATTTTAATGAAAAAGTGTTTAGAAATGGTAGGTCTGATGATTATATTTCATTAAGTACAGGGCATGATTATGTACCTTTTAATGATAAAGATGACGAACATGTTCAACATGCAAAGCAAATCAACTTATTTTTCGAACATGTCTTTGTTGATAAAGAATTACGCCGCTATATGTGGGAACATTTGGCATCTACGCTAATTGGAACAAATGAGAATGAGACATTTAATATTTATAATGGTTGTGGACGTAATGGAAAATCCAAGATTGTAGATTTTATGTCGAAAGTGTTAGGGGAACTTAAGGGTGTTGTGCCCATATCTTTGGTAACGCGTAAACGTGGAGAAAGTGGGAAGGCATCGCCAGAAATCGCAGCGCTACGAGGTATCCGCTACGCGGTTATGCAAGAACCTTCTAAAAATGATAAAATTAATGAGGGACAGATGAAAGAACTGACGGGGGGTGATACAATTCAGGCGAGAGCTTTGTTTAAGGATCCGATAGAGTTTAAACCGCAATTTAAACTGGTAGTTTGTACTAACAATTTATTTGATATCGAGAGCAATGATGATGGCACATGGCGCCGTATTCGTGTCTGTGAGTTTCTATCTAAATTTAAGAAAAAGCCTTCTAAAGTACCCAAACATCGTGAATTCAAAGGTATTCATCCCTCGAAACTTTTGGCGAAGTTTGATGAATGGGTGCCCGTTTTTACGAGTATGCTGGTAGATGTGTGCTTAAAGAAAATGGGCGTTGTTGATGATTGTGAAATGGTATTACGAGCAAGTAATAAATATCGTGGTTCGCAGGATTATTTGGGTAAATTCTTTTTGGAACTTATAGAGAAAGCGGGGGATACTGATAAATTAACACTTTCTCATGCATATGGTGCATTTGGCGACTGGTATGGGAATATGGGTTATGGACGAAAGGTACCAAAGAGACCGGAATTGCGCGGGCAGTTGGAAAAGAAACTTGGGATATATCCTAAGGGTGGATGGCGCGGTTATAAGTTGCAATCTCCCGATATGTAATTTATTAATTTATATAAAAAATTATTAAATTAGAAATTTTTTGTGATTGAGCGTGCTGCGTCCTCAGCGCTATACCCCCAATTTTTAAAGCGATTTTCTAAATTTGATGCAGCATTACCATGTCCAATCTGTGGGAGTGAATTTTGGATAGCACTCCAAATTGTAGGCTGCGGGCATGTCGGTTTGGAGGGCGGTGGTGGTGGTATCCACTTATCCTTTTTCTTTGTTGGCGGGATAATTTTCTTTGTTGGTGGTATAATTTTGGATGGTGGTTTGGTGGGGCAGATAGGCTCGGGTGGAGGAACATAAATTTTGATAGGGTATAGCCAACCTACAACTCGTCTAATAACCAGTGGGACGAGCACTAGAATAGTTGTAATTACGGCCAATCGCTTTGACAGCCATAAATTTTTATAAAGTATAAAATAACTGATCCACCATATTAGTAACATTGAATAAATAATTTTAATGTAATATAACCAATAACGTAACGATTTTATTTGTTTACTATAATAGTAAGAGAGTCGATCATTAATATTCATTTTATTTTTATATCGTCCAATTTCAGTTTCCATTTGGTTGATATCGCGTCCATAGCCATCCTTTAGTTCTTTCATATGTTTTTTCATCATACCAGTTTGCTTATAATTTTGGAGTTTAGTATTTACTTCTTCAATCTTTTGATCAAATTTTTTACTTAATATCGACACAATCTGCTTGATCTGTTTTCCAGCTTGTTTATGCTTAAAGTCTTGATATGATTGTCCATTGGGCGCCAGTTCGTAGAATTGCTTCTCAGCTTCATCAAATTCTTCTGGAGCATTTTCAAGATTACGTTTTGCTTTAATATATTGATTATATGCAGCATTCTCTCGTTTATCATCCTGACATGCTGCATCACAAATTAGGGGATTATCCTCATGAAATTTCTGCAATAAAGGTCCGACGCTAGAAAATAATTGGTCAATATGCTCCTGTTTAATCTGTGTATCTGGGTGAAATTGTAATTTGGTAGGATCCATTTTGCTAATATTGTGCAGGTCCATTGATGTATACTAATTAGAAAAATATATATAGTTTATTGGCATACAAATTATATATATCTAGTTGAAGTTAGCAGGTGCAAAGTTGTCGGCTCCGGCGGGAGGTGCAGGGCGCACAATGCTTCCAGCGAAGAATTCTTTATCGTGATCTTTGGTCAATGCTTTAATGGTGGACTTTTTGCGTAACTTAGAAGCAGATGCAGCAGCTTTCGCCTTCATATCCTGTGCTTGTTTGTTCATTTTGCCCATTTCATCAGCAAATGTACTTGTGGCTTTCTGTTCGGCGCCTGCAAAGAGTTTATAGAAGAAGCTTTCATCGTGTGCAAGGATGCTGTCACCCTTTGCGTGTCCCGTGCCATACTCTGGCTGCGTAAAGCGATTGTAGTTCATATTGTCTCTTGTTAACATTCCGAAGAACTGGCGACCACTAATCACCAAGCCGGCAGATATGGAAAGGATTATGCCTATACTTCCTAGCGCGCTAGGAATAATTTTCTTCTTAAGAAGGAGTGAAAAGAACAAGACACCTAAACTTGTAAAAACGAGCACTTTCATTAAAGATTTATGCGCGCCATAACGCAAGTATTCGTAATTTCCAATTTGTACCATGCGCAGCTTGTCGGTGGTGGCGGATGAGAGCTGGGCTTTTTTCTTCTTAAGATCATTTAATCTAGTCTCCAACATTGTTGCAGAAGCCAATTGATCTTTGAGCGCGCCAGCCTCAATCTTAGAATAACGAGATACGTCAGTGTAAAGAATTTTTAATTGCCCATATAAAGCATTGCGTAAATCCGTAAGGCGATTTATTTCTTTAACGATCTGATCACCCTCTTTACCTCCAGGATTTTTAGCACCCACCTCCTCAAGTTTTTGAAATAAATATTTCTCTACTCCTTGTAGCTCCTTAATAGCCTTAATTAGATTAAATGGTGTAGTTCCACCCGGCGCACTGCCCGGCTTTGGGGTGCCGCCGGGACCGACAAACCCGCCTCCCTTACCGCGAGCATATAATTCTTTGCCATCATCGCCGTAATAATACATACATTTTGGGTCTTTTGTGCATTGTGCACGGCAACTTTCGGTGGCACAATACTTACTATCTGCCACTTGAAAAAATCCAGGACCTATTGATGTCATTATATATAATATAATGTATTAAAAAAAATATTATATATTGGTTCATTTATTTCTTTGACTTGGACATAGTAAAATGTCGAAAAGCAAAAGTTCCCGCAATTGCTGCTAAAAAAAACCAAACAAGAAATGAGTATTGCCCAGATGTTTGTCTCATTCGCGCATCCTCGAGCTGTCCCCCTAAAGTGCTGCCGTGTCCAGTGGCCTCCAATTTTTGCAGTTTCTCATATAAATATTTATAAGTTTGTAATTGTTTCTTAATCTTGTCACTCCCTTTTCCATATTTTATAGCATGTGAAGCATTTTTTTTATATAGTTTCTGTATCTTCTCGTAAATCTTGTCTGCAGTTTCAATGAGCTCCTGTCCGAGTAGAGCCAGTTGTTGTTTGTCTGGTTGGTTAATAGTTGCTAAACCGCAAAAAGTTTGTTTATTCATGGATTTTCCAATTGGTAATTTCGACCACGTGTTAAATTTAATTGATTTTAATGCTTGTGGGCATGTTCCTGTAGCATTTTTGCCAGGTACGTATTTTCCCTGAAAGGGTCTAAGTACACCATGACGATCAATATAACCTTTTGCTTGAACTGGGTCTAAACTGCAATTTAATTTACTAATATAACTATTGGCTAGGTCTTGACTCTCTTTTAATAAGTTTGCTACCACTCCAAAGGTCGCAGATGAACATTTTGGTCTCTTAATGGACATATATAAATAAATCTATATTATTTATTTATAAATTTCTAAATCTTCAAATAACAATAAAATAAAGTATCTTATTCACAGACATTTCCATACCAATGATCCGTAAAGGTGCAGCAGGCGGCTTTACATTTTTGCATCTGTACTGCCTTTGAATCGTGTCCGAACATGTGGGGGCAAGATGTACCTTTATGGCAGGCACCGCCGCCGCCACCGCTAGCTACGCTCGGATATGGTCCATTGGTGGGTGTAAAGGGTACGCCGCCCTCAGGCATACCATTCTCCGATCCGCCTGGTAAGACATTTGGATAGCATGGTTCTTGCTGTGATTGACCATCATATACTTGACGTGTTGCATTTTGCGTCCCCACAGTGCATTTAGGCATTAATCTACCAAAAGGTCCCCCCTGTCCTGAAGTATAAGAGTAATCAACATATTGGCATCCTGGCCATTTATCGCATATATCTGTGAGTTCTCCTAACGTTCCCTTCCGGACAGCCAAAACGTCCTTTGTATTTACACACTCTCCAACATCGGTTCTTCCATACTTTCCTTTTACTCCTGTGCGCACCAGTTTATATGACCGAGAGCGGCAAGCTTGTGGCGAGTATTGACCGGGCGATGTAATTGTGCTAACGCAATGCTTCTTTTCATTGAAGCGACAATTAGATCCCGGTATACCACCTTCACATTGTTTTTCATCAACTGCGGATGAACACCATTTATATGGAGCCCCCCAACCTCCTAAGGATTGTCCATATCCACTGTAGCCCTCACCAAATGGAGAATCAAATCTCTGTAGAGCTGTTTTTGGATTGCTATCACCCGCATCCATAGTCCAGTTGCATCCACAAGGTGTAACTGTCTCATCAAATTGTGGGCATTCATCTGTGGCGTTTTCAATCTTCTGCCACATCCATCCATGTTCTCCACGAATATCGCAGCATTTATAATTACGTGCAAGTTCCGGTCCATCTCCAAATGAAGTTTCTGAAGCACCCGTAACACCCCAAGGACATACTTCTCCTGGAATACTACACGACGACCCCTGACCTCCACAACTTCCTGCAATTGTATGAGGGAAAGATGTATTTTTAATTAGATATGCGCCATATCCAGAATATTCACCCGGTTCGTCATCTAGTTGATTACATTCTGCTAAACCTGCACGCGTTCGTCCGTCAACAACACCCCCAAAACTTGGCGTCCAACAGCTTCCATCAGATGGTTTCAAGCATAGAAGTGGTGTCTGACCTGCTTCTGCCCCGCCTTGATATGTTGCGCAGGTTTTGTAGGGCTCCCAAACTGGACCACCTCCCGGACCAGAAGTTTTTCCGCTGGGGGCGCAAGCTTCTTCGCATGTATATTGCGGATGCCCGCAATTAACTCTTGCGGTAATAGTACCATCAGCGCACTCACAATATCCAGACATGTTGGTGTCAACCATCAGCCCGCAATCATGATCGGCAGACTTTTGCTGGGTATCCATATAACCCCAGTCGATATCACCATCCCAATTACATTTCATTGTTTTAACAAATTTGCCGCAATATTTGACTGGTGGAGCAGCGCCGCCCGGACTGAAGGCACAACAATTCGCACTCGGATTACCGCTATCACTGCCTGGTTTACTACCAGCAAAACCAGTGTCGTGGATGCCGCCGCCGCCGGTGGTGCTCGTGCCCTGCGGGGTGCCGCCGCCGCCGTTGACGTTGATGGTGGGGATGCCGGAGGTGGGGATGGTGGGTCCACCGGGTCCACCGGGTCCGCTGGGTCCACCGGGTCCGCCGGGTCCACCGGGTCCGCCGGGTCCGCCGGGTCCGCCGGGGCGTCCGCCGCCGCTGGAGCTGTAGCCATCGGGTGGATAACCAGTTGTTCCGCCGCCAGCGTGATGAGGTCCCACAGTTCCACCGCCGGGGGAGCCAGCAGGGCTGGCAGGTCCCGGATTCGAGCAACCGCCGGGTGAGCAAATACCACTGACACAATCGCCGCCACTACCACAAGGACTGCCGGAATCCGCTCCACTTAAACCCGCTAATTTTACATTTTGCCCTTCTAGACCACAAGGTGAACCACTCTGCATATTTGGTCCGCGCTCGAGACCTTGGTCGGAAAAATTTCCTGAAGAGAAGGAGACCTTAATGAACTTGCCAGCACACGAAGGCGGACGATTATTGTAGGCAACCATGCTAGGATATTGGCGAGCTATACCATATTTATTCACATACCAGATTTTACTCTGCCCGCCCTCCATTGTGGATATATTTTTGCCGTTCCATTCACTCTTCTGTACACCCATAAATTTATTCACGTCCTCCATATAGGTTTTGTAGGTTGAGCCATATTTAGATAACAAACTATTAAACTTATTCTCTAAAGCGTTTAATTCTCCCTCGTCATCCGATACATCATCTGCTGATACCACAACCGCAGGACTCTTTGGTGCTTCTTCATCACTGCCAGGTGTGGGGGCTTGCTGGCTTGTAAAGGCTTCAATGAGTTGCAGATTGGGTTTCATTCTTATTGACATCTGTCTGCGTTTGTCTAAATAATATGAACCTTGCTGTAACTCGGCATTCATTGGTTGGGAACGTTGATTTACTTTTTCCCGATTATCTGTTAATGAGGTAAGGAATTTACTGAATCCCATGATCTATATATAAATAAATTATTTTATTAATTTATTATTTATTTATACTAACTAAATTAGGATGTTGAAATATGTTTGAGAGTGTAGGCGCCAATTGTAACGGCGACAATAAGCCAGACCAAATAGTTGTAGTAAGCTGCATTGGCGGATAATCTACCAGCTTGCTGCTCTCCTTGTAATTGGTGGAGTCCATGAATGCTCGCCTGATGTGAATCAACGTGCTGCCTCAAACGATCTCCGGACGCATGCACCTTACTGCGACCAGCTTTTAACTTGCCACCTGGCGGAAAGCCGCTTGGCGGCATTATTTTGCGAACGTGATTGTCCATTTGCTTTAAAATATCAAGCATTTGATTATTTAATGCTGTTAACGTTTTTAATTGGGAAGGTTTTACACCCGAATGTACACGCTTAAGATGGGTCGCTAGGGCGTCGCTGTATTGTTTCTGTGTATAAGCATATTTTTGTTCTAAGTCAGTTAGAGCATTTTTCTTCGGATTTTCTAAAGGTTCGATAATAGAGCCCAGATTTGGGGAGCTTGTTTGCTCAATCCGCCTGAGGTCAACTTTGGTAACTCCTAAATTCTTATAATGGCTCATCCAATTCTGCCATTTCTTTCCTTGATTTAAGATAGTTCCTAACATTGGAGCGGGATTTGAATTAATTGCGGCCATCTTCTATATATAACTAATCATAGAAAATGTATTTATGATTAGACATTATTTGGGGGTATACTTGGAGACTATAATCCCTACAATAATAACAATACCACCCGTTATTATTTTAGCAGTTTTGGGTGTTGGGATCATACTAGGCGGCAAGTGCTGTAGGAGCCCGTGACCTTTGTGTACTCCTGCCTCGAGGGATTTTCCTGAACTTGCAAGCCAAAGAAAATAGATCAATACGGCAATTCCGAGAGAAAAAAAGATAATATCTACATATCCGTGTTGACGAGATTGTTGAAATTCACGTTTCATCGGATAAGATGCTAAATTAAAATCACGAATTTTTTTAAGTTCATGACGCTCTCTACTATATTGCTTATGCAACTTATCTATATTTGTATTAAGTTCACCGCTGCTAGTACTTGAAATCCCAGATGAAGAATTTATATTGCTTTCTAAAAGAACCAGATCTTTAAAAATATTATCTAGTTGACTTTTACTTGCTAAATATAGTGTTGTGTTTTCCTCATTAGGATTAGCAGCATAAGGTGGATATGCCTTCTTATATCTCTCTAGTATTAAATAAAATTGTGTCGTTAATTCTTTTAAATCGGCTGCATATTTTTTGAAATTAGACATATATATTAATAACACAGACGATAATATTTTGTCGTGATAGCGGTTTTGCTCCCTCTTATTATTTCACAAACTTCGCCAGGTCTCATACCAATTGCCTTAGCAACTGGGTCAAATCGGGATATTTCCGGAAACTGGCTATCTTGTATGACATTATAGTTCTCTTTGATTGTTGCTACCTCCGACTCAGATAAAATTCTATGTAGTGGAACAAGTGAATGATCCAGTATATTAAATTGTAATTGCTTTAAGGTCATGATTGTACAAAATACCTTATCTTTAATGTAAAGATTTGTCATTAATTTAATTGCAGTATCATTAACCTTATCCTTGATAATAATAATAAGATCATCATTAGGTGTTAAAACTTCTTCTATATTAAATAAATCTTCAACATAGTCATAGACATATGGAGGGCGAATTTTGGTTCCCAAATGATATTTCACATAAATCTTCTTTCCTGTGTTCGGGTTATCTAAAAGCATATCTAATTGCTTATTTGCACTCATCATGCGTAACTCATTATAGGAATAATGATCATATCCTTTAATGTCAAATCCTCTTCGCTTAAGCAGCTCTAGTAAATTTTTTCTAGATTTGTATAATTGGGAGATTTGAGTGGCCATTTATATTATTATAATAAGAATATCATTTTAATAATATTTTTCAATTTATTTTAATATTACCTTTTTCTTACCCACTTCTTCTGAAGTAAAAGGTTTCTCTTCAACAATAGAAGTAAGAAGACTAGATTCTTCTTCCAGATTGGCAGCATCTGCCGGCTCTACTTCTATACTTTCGAGGGGTGGATTATATTTCGCAGAGGCTGTAGAATCCTGCGATGTTTCAGAGGGTATATATTCTGGGGATGCAATATCATATTCCGGGGACGGCGGACCCGATCCAGTGCGGGCTTCCGGTTCTTCAGGCACTGAAGATGATATACTTATACCAGGAGGTGCAAAGATATTAGCGCCACCAGGTAATTCTTTATCAATACCAGGCTGGAAAAAGGGTGTTTTGGTTGGTGGTTTCTTGCGGCGTGGTGCAGCTCGCGGAATATCTCTCTCTGACTCCTTCAAATTTCTAATATTTTGTTGGTGCACCTCTCTTAATGTTTTCTTACCGGTGAGTTTTTCTATATCCTTACTTGCTGTTAGAGGGATAAGATTATTTATGTTATCTTCTGTGATGATGCGTATTTGGATATTCATTGTTTGTAATTCATGAATAAGTAATTTAAAAGCATATGGAACTTTGACAATGCTAAATTTGCGCCCGAAACGACTTACATTCACTATATTTAAGGTCTCATCAATGTTTTTAACAAACTTAATAGGACCATCGGCCATTGGGCTTAAAAATAAGTTTTTATCCTCATTATAAATGGCGATAGTACCTGTTGTATTGCAAATTGCCATAAAATATTTATCTCCTCTATCTAACATCGAATTGTTTAAAAATCCGTTAAGTCCATGCGCTATCAGTACATCGCGGTCCATCTCTCCAATACGTAAACCGCCTCCCTTGGCGCGACCTCCAATTGTTTGTCTAGTAAGTGCAGCGCGCGGACCGCGTGCTCTGTAATTAATCTTGTCTTTGACCATATGTTTTAGTCGCATATAGTAGGTGGGTCCTATGTATATTTCTGATTCAAGCTGCTGTCCTGTCATTCCATTATATAAAATCTCTGTTCCGCTGGAATGGTATCCTTGTTTAGTTAGCATTTCCCCGAATGTTTTGCTTTTAGGTCCTTTATTATCCCAAGCAGTGCAATCTCCAAAGCCGCCATAGAGCGTACAGGCTTTTCCCATTAAACATTCAATTAATTGTCCTATTGTCATCCGAGATGGTAATGCATGAGGGTTTACAATTATATCGGGGCGTATCCCATCCGCCGTAAATGGCATATCCTCTTCTGGAAGAATTAATCCGATGGTACCCTTTTGTCCAACACGACTGCTAAATTTATCACCCATGGCTGGTATGCGTTCTTCGCGAATTCTGACTTTTGCCAATCGAAATCCCTCCTCGCCCTCTGTAAGAAAGGATTTATCAACAATACCCTTTTGCCCTTTCTTCGGACCAATGGACATATCAATGGCAGTTTCCGCAGAGGTAAGACTATTCATACATTTTCCAATAATAATTGTTTTATCATCCAATGGAGTATTCTCTTTAATTAATCCATATTGATCAAGATGACTATAATCAAATCCAGGTTTTAGTCCAACAATATTCTCTCCTTCGACATTACAAAAACGTGTATCAATTGTCGTGTTACCCACCTTGCTACTCTCTTCGTATGATTCATACATATTGAAATACGTTGTGCGAAAAATTCCTCTATCCAACGCACCTTTATTAAAAATAACAGCATCTTCAACATTATAACCTGTATATGTAGCAATTGCCACAATTGCATTCTCACCATATGGGTGCTCCTCATTGGAGGTAATTTTTAAGTATTTACTTTTGATAATAGGTATTTGTCCGTAATTAAGAACAAGTGCCGTTTTATCAATTCTATTCTGATAATTAGAATGAAATAGTGAAACCGCTTGTTTGCTTTGCCCACACGAGAAAGTGTCGCGAGGGTATGGATTATTTTCTGGAAAAGCTATAAGGTTTGCCATAACTCCAAGGATAAAAGAGGGATGAATTTCTATATGTGTGGTTCGCGGACCTATTTTTTCATAGCTAATTAAGGCCCCTTCCTCCTCTTGCACATCCAAATATTCAATAAAGCCCGCATTTTGTTCCAAATACTTAAATAAGTCATCTTGCTTCTCGATAGTATATAGTTCTGATGGTGCGCGGATCTTATCATTATCAGGGTTAATTGCAATCTTTTTTTCTCCAAATCCTAATACACATTCATTCCATGTTAGAATATTATCTTTTAATTTTTGTTCTACTAATTCATTATCATAACTAACTTTGCCGTTTCTATTATAAAAAACTGGGCGTGTCAATCGACCGGCATCTGTCCAAATAAGTATTTCACGTTGTTCTTGGTGCCAGTATACACTCCAATATAAGGGTATTAAGCCGTTTTTTCTATACAGACGTATCATATGTGTCATGATGATGGGTTCACGTATACAGCCAATCCAATTACCATTGATAAAAACTTTGGTTGTTTTGGCTAAAAAATCAAATGAGCATTCAATTAGAAGTTTCATTCCTTTATTTCTTAACCATTTTACCATGGGTATATAAGAACTACCAATTGTTACATTAGCCGTAATAGCGAAATGCTTGTGCAAACCTATATTTCCACCATCTGGCGAATGAATAGGGCAAATCATTCCCCATTGTGTACTATTGAGTAGACGCGGTCCAATAATTTTAGCGCTATCTCCCGGCAATGGAACATTCATTTTTCGTAAATGTGAAATAAATCCATAATAGGATAAGCGACTTAAATCTTGTACAACTCCTAGACGTTTAGTGTGTGGTTGGGCACCCCAATTGCCTTTAAAGGCCTTTTTAAATCCACTTTCAACAATTCGATCTGCAAAGAGTCCTTTGGATCCTCCAATATTATTAACTATAAGATTAATAAAGTTAGCATTCTGATATGCGGGCTTATGGTAGAAGTATTCTTTCTGAATCTTTACTTTAATATTATTGAATTGCATTTTATAATATTCGCGAAATAGTTGATACAACAACATTCCCGATACTTCAATGCGTTTATACTCATAACTATCTCTATTTGTCGGCTTGCTATTCTTAGTATACACAGCAAGTAATCTTCTAACCATATACCCGAGAAACAAGGCTTTATCTTTAAAATTAAGTTCACCAATATGGGGTAGGAAATAGATAGACATGATTTGCATAACTTCTGGAATAGAGGTTGCATGTTTAACGAATGTGGAAATATATTTTAGTGCTGCAGATTGTGTAAAGATATATCCGGCGTCATGGATGCTGGGTCTGAAAAGGTCGATAACGTCCTTATTATTTTCAAGATCTAGTAAACAATATTTTATTATATCTTTATCTGATACGACCCCAAGGGCGCGCATGACGATAAATAAAGGAATTGGTTTACGAACATTGGGAATATTGACAACAATATTATTGTTTGTAATTGTTTCTGTGGGAGCTACAATTCTAACAGAGAGAGTGCGCATCGGTTTTGAAGCATCTTCAGAAACAGATCGAATTTCAGCTGCATGGCTGTATATATCGTTTACCTTATCGCGTATGTATAGTGTATTATCTGCAAATTTCTCTTGACAAATAATTACCTTTTCTTTGCCATCAACGATAAAATATCCACCAGGATCATTTTTACACTCACCCATATTAAATCGGACATCACGCGCAAGTCCATTTAAAATACATAGTTTTGATTGTAACATAATAGGGAATCTTCCTAAGAAAATTTTTGATAGCTTTTGCTCGATAATTGCATCTTTTCCATCGTCATTATGGATAGTTATTTCTATATCGACATCATAGTGAATTGAACATGCATAAGACATGTTGCGCAAGCGCGCCTCATTTGGATACATGAAGTGTTCACGTCCACCCGTATCATAAATGACAGGTTTCCCATAATAAATAGCATTACCCTCTTTGCCACCCAAATACAAATTACAACGATACTTGTACTCTTTCGTTTTAGGATCTTGTTCTGCCATAAAAGGAATAGGATTGTTTTCGCGCAATATTTGCGGGATCTGAGAATACATAAAGTTATTATACGATTTAAGATGATGATTTACTATCCACTCGGGATTATTATCAAAATATGTATTTATAATTTTCCATATGGTTGCCATTATACTATACTTTGAGCATTTTTTTTTAAAGTATAAATTAAATAAATTATTTAACTTATGCTTCACGTTTTAAAGAGTGCGCGGCGGATTCAAAGCCCGCCAGAAGGAGGATCCCAATAAGAATAAAGAAACCAATAAAAGGTAATAATACTAAAAACCATGATACTCCTTTGTAACCAGAATTACATAGCTTATTCAGTGCCCATGTCCATGCTAAGATATAAAGTGCCTTCGCAATAAAGAAAACAAAGTTATGGTGGCGCAAAGGAAGATGGTAGACACCGACCTTGTATGTATGCGGCTCACCTAAATTATGTAAAAAAAGAGCTAAAATACTTACACACGATAAAATAAAATAAAACTTACTTGGTGCGCAGAGAGATTTATATGTATCTTTTAAAGTCATTTTATATTAATTAAATATTTTTTTTTTTAAAGATACTTAAGTCTATTTAGAAAAGACGGCAGCCATATCGCTTTGAGGTGTGCTTCCAATAACCTTCACATCCTTGCCAATTGGTTGCACCATCGGATTGGATGATGGTACATTTCTTTGACCAACGTATCCCGCATACATATTTTTCAAACCATTAGTGCTACTAAACCCTACATCCAAGATATCATTAGGGATGAGGGGATACATCCATTGGGCAAGCTGACCTCCTCCTTGCTGGCGACGGCGGCGGTTATTCCGGCGGTTGCTCCGGCGGTTATTGCGGCGGCGGTTGCTCCGGCGGTTATTGCGGCGGCGGCGGCTGCGGCCGCCTTGTTGTTTAAGTGGGCATCCTCCTCCACGCTTTTTACGGCTGCGGTTGCGGCGGCGGCTGCGGCCGCCTTGTTGTTTAAGTGGGCACCCTCCTCCACGCTTTTTACGTCTGCGGCGGCGATGGTGCGTTGGGCGTTTTCGTTCTAATTCATAGGCTAAAAGCCCTGCAGGGATACCAAGGGCAGCGGCAGTTAAGACGGCTTTGGCGCCCCGTGTCAGTTTTCCTCCGCGGCGGCGGCGGCGGCGGTTAGTACGCCGGCGATTATTTCGGCGATTATTTCTACGCGATTTTGACATTATATATATACTTATGAGAAATTATTCAATATCAACATGGGTCAATAGGTGCCGTCGACAACAATATTTCGTCAGACCTAATTCATCCATAACTTCGCCCTCTGGTGTTTTTTTAACATTTTCTTTCGTTAAATATACAACATCATCGCCTTCTAATCCATCGGATAATTTCTTTTCTCTCACTTTGCGAATATAATATAAATATTTATTTGCTAAAACCTTGCCACATGTAAAACATTTGATGGGGATAATCATATGTTATACTTAATATAAAATTTTTATAAATCAATTTTTAACATTATATTTTTTACCTAAATAATACCAGTAGTCGTATGAGAAACGCGACCCCTTATCATCGGTTTTATATATAGGTCCTCGCTGCTCATCTCCAGCTACACATGTTGCTTTATTGGTCTCGGCATTATGTGCGTATACGCAACAATTAACTACACTGCAACTTTTTCTTGATAATTGATTACAACTTTTTTCTAAAGTGTGTGACTTCTTGTGTGAATTACAAAATCCTGTTTTAATCATTTTATTAAAATCCGGGTCTTGTATATGATTCTTGAGCTGGGAGGGTGAGGAGTGGTGGTGATGGTGAACCGATTCGGGCTGGCGAACGGGGAGATGGGGGTGCGATGAGCGCTTGCGTCCGTCTCCGGCATTCTTGAGTGTTTCTAAAATAATACGCCGCCCCGGCTTTTCAGGTGTCGGTTTATTAAAATTTATATTATTGATAATAATATAGCTAATAACAAAAAATATTATTAATAACCCCCAAGCTATATTTATCCAGTTTTGTGCAATAAATTGGAGAGAAAGACCTATAAAATCCTGTGCCATTACACTATTGTTAGATTATGTTGTTTCTAGTATTTCCATACCTGTCGATGTCTTAAATAATCTATGTTGTGTACCTGATTCGTGAATTTTAATATGACAGCTTTTACAAATATTTACCAAATTAGCCTTATGGTTCTTATGAAAATGTTTTATAAATCCGTCCTCAGAAGCATGCTGTTGATGTTGCAAATGATGAATATCATTACCAATTACATCTCCACAAACTTCACATCCTCCTTTCAGTTTTGCTGCATTATAATGCGAACTATGTTGAGAGAGAAGATTCGGTCGCGGATTTAAAGAATGCGCCAAATCCATAAAATCTTGCGGTAAACTTAGCGCCTTGCACACCTCCAATCCATATTCATGCCGACCAGGACCCACCTTCAACTTTCTCTCATAAATCAACTGATCCTTCTCTCGATTATAAATCACAGACATATGTGACATATTTAAATGTTCTAAATTTATGATCTCTTTCATATGTGTTACTTCATGAAAATGCGTAGCAAAAATAAAGTTGGCTTTTCTCTCATGCAATTGAATTATTCCAGCAGCAAATATCTTAAGCGCAGATGTCGTTTCAGTACCAGAACAAAGTTCATCTCCTAGAATTAAACTATTCTCAGTAGACATATTTAGAATTGTTCGTAATTCGGACATCTCAACAGCAAATGTACTTAACCCTTTAAATATGTTATCATTTCCAAGAATACGTGTAAATAATTGTATGTAAGGTCGATACACAAAAGATGAACAGGGAACAAACATTCCACTCTGAGCCAATACAATCGCAATACCAATAGAACGGATCAAGCTAGACTTTCCCACCGCATTAGTCCCGAATAATAACGTACCACAATCATCTCTCCCGAGAGAAATATCGTTTGGCACATAAATTTCACTCGTTTGTAGGTGCTCGATAAGAGGATGCCTGAGGTCCTTTGCGTCAAAGAATGCTGTTTCTCTCGCCATGTCAATCTCAGGTTTACAATAATTATATCTTTTTGCGATATATGCTTTCGAGAGAAGCATATCCAGTCGCGTAATATACTTTACAATCACTTGTATATGGTCCCCTTCATTTTTAATCTTTTCCAAAAAAGCATCATATACAACTTCTAGTTGTCCTCGTAATTGAGAGAATGTTTTGTGAATTGTACTACATAAATTGCTAATTTCCTTGCTATCGATTTTTTTATTACTTTTACCTGCAGGATAGAAATAAAATGGTCCCTTCTTAGAATTTCTAAGGGCGGTCTCTAGAAGTTTGGCGCGGCGGTTGGTACAAACTAAGCTATGCATGCTCTTTTCTGTAATATTAATCTTAACAAAAGGGTTCTTCGGCTTCTTCTTTTCTATCTTCTCTAATTTTTGACATAACCATAATTGTATATTCTTCAGCCCCTCCACACTTCTCTCATATTCTTCTTCTATCTTATCTAATTCTGGAGAGAAACCCGCCTTAAAACAATTATTTTCAAGATGTAAAGCAGTTATTTGTGATGCCTTGTCAATATCAAATGTCTTTTCTAGAACCTCGAGCACGGCGTTGCAACTTCTCTCCACATCCCCATCAATATGTTCTTTCATATATTTCATTAAAATAGGATCCTTACCAATGATTTTATATACATCTAGTGTAGTTTTTACGTTGTGGTAAATAAAAGTGAACTCGCATGGTGTAACGTGCTTCATAAATATCTTACGATAGAGCTTTTCAATATCGCGAATATGAGAGAAACTCTCGCGAATACTTTCCAAAGTGTCAAAATTATCAATAACATGCTCAACGATGCTATATTCTCTCGCAAGTTTTTCGCAATTTGTAATAGGATGAAGGATCGCACCATTCAGAGCGCGCTTTCCCATTGCAGTTTTACAGCAGTTCATGAAACTTAATACTGATGAACACTTGCCTTTGTGTTGATGGTTATCAAGAATATTTAATTGTTGGAGAGAATGATTGGCGAGTAAAAGTCGGTCATTACTATTATCGATCATAGGTTCATGTATTTTCTTTACGAGTGCCGGATTATGCTTTTTAATAAATTCAAGCAGAAAACAGAAAGAATAAGTTGCCACCGGATATTCTTCTAATCGCAATGATTCTACAAAAGGCGCATAATCCTTGATATCATAAAAATATTTCAGCTGCGCTTCCTGATAAATTTGCTTCTCACAATTCTTAGCGGAACTAGAGAAGGGATTATTTTCATCCTCGAGAGATACTTTATGAATATTTGTACATTGTATTCCTGCAAATTGTATTATTTCCTGTATTTCAGTTTCTATAAAATTACGGGTAATTATTATGACTTCATTGGGATTGTAAATAGAATAAAATCGTTCAAGCTCATCATACGTTGTAGACTGATGCAGGTTCTCTCGCTGAAATTCAAATAAATGCGACTTTCCCGTAAATATATCTATATTCGAAATACCACAACTAATATAGGGGGTGCGGAGTGTTGGTGTTGCATATCTCTCGATCCAACAACACATAACATTGTTGGTTAGTTGCTGATTATCTTTTGTTAGATATGTTCCAGGCGAAGAGATAAATCGGAGAGAACGTGTGATGAGCCCACCCTTTTTCTCTTGAGTATAAATCGGCACATTGAAGCCAGCGTCATCCAATTTTTTAAGATACTTATCCAGAATATTATTATTGAATCCTGCCATGACGACATTTTTTTTTCCGATGCAGTTTTTTTTATTAGCGATTCTAAAATCGCATATTTTTGCAAATGTAAGGATTGTTGGAGGTGTAATTATCCCTGTTTTAGGATCTTTGAGCCCATATACTTCAAAGAAGGATCCACATTCCCACAAGACAATCGTTTTCTCTCCAAACTCTTTTGTATGTTGCTCCACCTTCTCAAAATATTCTTGAATCATAGACATGATTAGTTATATTATATATAACTATATGTTTATATATATTTTACTATATTCTTATCATGAATGTAGTAAAAGTTATTTATCATTAATATAGTTATGTAGTAGTAAATTTGCATTATTATTATATATTTCTCCTGATAATACGGCAGTTTCGTAGATACTGCGGCAGAGTTCTTCTGGTGCGTTGCTTCCGACTTTAAGGAGTCCGTGTTTTTTAAGATATAGTTTTATATCTTTGATTTTCTTTTTTTTGAGATTCTTATGTTCTCTCTTAATCTTCCTTCGAGTTGCTTTACTTTTAATTAATATTCCAATTGAATCTCCATGTTTGCCGAGAGTATACCGCCGCTTTTTTTTTAATGTTTGGCTTTTTTTTTCCTTTTTTGGAGTATTAAATTTTTGTTTCATTTCGGTTAATTTTGACTTTCTCTCTAAAATTTGTGTGGATTTGGGTACTATTGGTTTCTCGTAGTGGATAGATTTTTGCTGGATCGGTATTTCGCTGGCACCATCTAATTTACGTAATGTTCTTTTATATTCTGAGTATAAGGGTTTTTTTCCATTTTTTAAAATACCCCATGGCGGGTCATCGTTATTCCTTATTTTAGCTGTGACATTATGAACTCCTTGCGGTGTATGGACATCTAGCTGTTTTCGCCGCCGCCGCCTGCGCTGTTTTTTGGTCTCACTTTTTTGAATAACTGAATTTAAGTATTCTAAAGATGTCTTGAAGGGATTCGAGGTATCTGGCTTGCTGGCGGCGGTATTTTTTAATTCATTTTGTCGTTGACGATGGTCTTTGATTTTCTGTAGTAATTTATCTCTAACGCCATTTGGTTGGATAGCTAGATTTTTTTTTAAGTTGCCGCGTGCTTTTTTTTTTCTGCCGGAACTCTTTTTATCATGGATTAAATATTTCGGATTGATTTGTATAGTCTTCCTTATTTCTGACATTACTATAATTTAAGATAAAACAAACCCAATTATTACAAATATAAACTTGCATATGAATCATTATTCGAGCAGCGATCATTTACCTCATCGTTAGCACAATACATAGTAAATCCCTTATTTAAATCTTGTAATATAAGTTTTTTGCGCTCCTCCGCCTTCTTACCGAAAATACGACGTCCATGTGCAATTTTGGTTTTTGCAAACAAGGTCTCCATATCTCTGCCAAAAAACTTAAAATAATCCTTATTTTTTTTAAACCAAGACTCCGGGATAGGTTCTTTTATAATCCACTTTGCATCCTCAACCTTTTTTTCAAATATCGCTTTTAACTCGCCAGGCGTATAGTCAGTAGTCCTAAAACGCCACGTGAAGCGGGAATCAAGTCCCTGATTATAGTCAAAAAAACATTTTTTCAATTCCTTTTCGTAACCAGCAATTATTACCATTAAATTTTCTTTATTATCGCTAAGAGCTTCACAGAGTGTGTCAATACACTCTTTGGCAAAACTATCACGTTTTTCAGAATTTCCTAAAGCATAAGCCTCGTCAATGAACAAAACACCGCCTAAACATTCTTTGATTAGTTCTTTTGTTTTAAGTGCTGTTTGACCAAGATAGCCCGCAATTAAATCCGCGCGTGTGGCCTTTTTGAAAACATTCTTAGAAAGAACACCCATCTTGCTAAAAATTTTTCCCATTATCTTAGCAACTTCGGTCTTTCCAGTTCCTGGTGGACCATAGATAACAGTGTGCATAAAGTCCTTTCCATCCTTATTTGCACACTTGTGAAGGTCTTGAATGAAATATAAAATCTGATCAAGAATAGAATTTTTAAGATTAGTCATGCCAATCATAGAATCCAAGTCAATAAGTGGACCCTTTATTTTATGAATGGCTTTCATATTAATATTGTATTTGACATTTGGACGCACAGGATAGTCTTCACAAAGTTTAATTAAATCTTTAAGCGTTTCAATAGAAACATCAATATGTATATTTTCAACTATGGGTACCGGTAGAGGAGGCGGCGGAGGAGGAAAGAGGGGAGCAGGCAAAGCCAGAATACTCTGCCTCCGATGTCCCACCTTAAAGCGAGGAGGTTTATAGGAAGATAACGGCTTACCAAAAGTATAATTATTATATTGTCTTGACACACTTTCTAATAATGCATCTAGTCGCCCTTTATCTATAGTCGTTAATGGAGGTATATTGCCCCCATCAAGACAATTTATTATTCTTTTATAAGGAACATCTTTATAATTGGCATCACGATTCTTACGAACGCGCTCTAAAAGTATATCCAAAGGCATATTAAATATAGAAATATTATCACTACCCCTAATACTTTTTTTTTTATCTTTTTTTATTAGTTCTAACGATAATATTTTATTATTCCTTTTTTCATTACATCCTTGTAAGGTAAAAAAATTGTGATCTATAGTTTTTCCTTCATTATGACTATCATTAAAAATGTTTAATTCTCTTGTTGTGAACAATAAATTCTGTGAAGTATCCATTATGTTTCCTGACAGATCGGTATTCAGTGGTATCATATACTAATATGAGGTTTTAAATTTAGCATTTTAATTTAAAGATAAATTGAAATATGAATTTAATAGAGATTTATTGAAATGAATAAAATGAGCTCAGAAGATCCGTGGACGATAATAGAAAGTTATTTTCGTGGTCAGCATCTAGGTAGGCTTGTACGGCATCATATTGAATCATATAATTATTTTATAAAGGAGAGTATACAAAATACGATTAATATGTTTAATCCGGTAACAGTGCATTCTCCACATGATTATGATCCAGTATGCAAAAAGTATGCTATAGAGATAATGATTACTTTCACTAATTTCAATATGTTTAGGCCGCAAATTTATGAAAATAATGGTGCTCGCGCATTGATGTATCCCCAAGAAGCACGTTTGCGAAATTTCACATATTCCTCGGCAATGATGATAGATTTAAATATGAAAATAACCCGTAGATTTGGCGTGAATTTGTCGCAAGTCGAGACTTACTATAAAATTCTTCCCAAGATCCATATAGGAAAAATCCCAGTCATGTTGAAATCAGATATGTGTATATTGAAACAATATAAACATTTGCACCCGCATACGACAGGTGAGTGTAAGTTTGATGCGGGAGGGTATTTCATTATCAATGGTAGCGAGAAGACAGTATTAATTCAGGAGCGTGCTGCTGAAAATCGTGTATATTGTTTTAATGTTACCAAAGGGAATAATAAATGGTCATTTCAAGCTGAAATAAAGTCCGTGCCTGATTATAAATGTATATCGCCAAAACAGATCAATGTAATGATTGCAACACGCAATAATGGTTTTGGGCATAATATTTACGTCCAAATTCCACGCATTAAGAACCCCATCCCTCTCTTTATACTTTTTCGTGCATTAGGTTGTATTGCTGACAAAGATATTTGCAAATATATAATTCTAGATATTGAACACGAAAAGATGACTCGTATGTTATTAAAGTTGAAAGCTTCCATTATTAACGCTTCGACATATCTTACACAAGAAGTAGCATTACAGCATATTATCGCTTCAGCAATGTTTACACCGATTAATATGGACAAAGAGACTGGGGATGCGAGGAAACGTCAGTTTACCATCGATGTTTTGAACAATGATCTTTTTCCGCATTGTTCGACAAAGGCGCAAAAAATCTATTTCCTTGGTTATATGGTAAATAAGTTATTACAATGTAGTATGGGATGGCAAAAACCGGATGATAGAGATAATTATAAGAATAAGCGACTTGATTTGACGGGTATATTATTGAATAATTTGGTAAGAAATTATTTCAACAAAGTGGTGAAGGATATGCAGAAGCAAATTGTGCGTGAAATAAATAATGGTTCGTGGCGATCGAATCAAAATTATGCAGATATTATAAATACAACAAATATCTATAAAATCATTAAGTCAACAACTATTGAGAATGGATTAAAGCGCGCCCTGGCAACGGGTGATTTCGGCATTAAAAATCCTCATTCCACAAAGGTTGGTGTTGCACAAGTACTGAATCGCCTGACATATGTTTCCAGTCTCAGTCATCTTCGGCGGGTAAATACTCCCATTGATAAGAGTGGAAAATTAATCCCACCTCGCAAATTACACAATTCGCAATGGGGGTTTATTTGTCCGGCCGAGAGTCCCGAGGGTGCGCCTGTAGGAGTTGTTAAAAATTTGAGTTATATGGCACATATTACGATTAAATCCGCCCGCGAATCTCTATACGATATCATGAAAGGACAATTGATACCTCTTGAGGAGTGTAATTCAAAGCAATTATATGGCGCGGTTAAAGTATTTATTAACGGGAATTGGATCGGGATACCGAAGGGAGACCCTCATGAGTTATATTTATATATAAAGGATAAAAAGTATCGAGCAATAATAAATATTTATACTAGTGTTATCTTTGATTACTATCATAAGGAAATTCGATGTTGTAATGATGCAGGTCGCGCTACTCGCCCCCTACTTCGCGTACGCAATGGTAAATTACTCATTACTCCAGAAATTGTGGAGCGTTTGCGTCGAAAGGAGTTAGGTTGGCGCGACCTTACTTGTGTTAAGACGTTGGATGACTCAATGATTGAATATATTGATGCAGAGGAGCAAGATAAAGTTTTGATTGCTTTGTACCCAAAAGATATAACACCCACGTCAAAGTATACACATTGCGAAATTCATCCAAGTACTATCTTTGGAATTTTGGCATCATGTATTCCTTTTCCTGAACATAATCAGTCCCCAAGAAATACGTATCAGTGTGCGATGGGTAAACAGGCAATGGGTACCTATGCGACTAATTTTAAGGATCGTATGGATAAAACGAGCTATGTTCTTACATATGGCGGTCGCCCACTGGTTGATACGCGTATTATGAATCTGGTGAATTTTTCCAAAATTCCTTCTGGAAAGATGGTTATAGTTGCTATTGCTTCCTTTACAGGCTATAATCAGGAAGATTCGATTATATTTAATAAAGAATTTATTGATCGTGGTGGATTCTCCGCGACGATTTATCGTACCGAAAAAGATGAAGATAAGAAAACACACGGCGATGAGGAAATACGTTGTCGCCCCGATCCGATCAAAACTAAAGGAATGAATTTTGCGAATTACGATAAGTTAAATAGTTCTGGTGTGGTGCCAGAAAATACATTTTTAGAAAATAAGGATGTGATTATTGGTAAGGTTATACCCATTAAAATCAATCGAAATGATCAAACAAAAATTATAAAATATCGAGATCAAAGCAAAATATTTCGGACACGGGAAGAATCATATGTAGATAAGAATTGTGTTGATCGGAATGGCGATGGATACACTTTTTGCAAAGTGAGAACACGAACATATCGTCCTCCTGTAATTGGGGATAAGTTTTCATCGCGGCATGGACAGAAGGGTACTATTGGGATAATATTGCCCCCTGAAGATATGCCCTTTACTGCTGAAGGAATGCGACCCGATATTATTATTAATCCCCACGCTATTCCATCCCGGATGACGATTGGACAGCTGAAAGAAACACTGCTAGGAAAGGCGCTGGCACACTTGGGACTTTTTGGTGATGGTACTAGTTTTAATGACCTCCCTGTATCATTTATTAGTAATCTCCTCCTCGAAATAGGCTTCGAGAAGCATGGAAATGAAGTGATGATGAATGGTATGACAGGAGAGCAAATTGAGAGTAGTATATTTATGGGTCCTGCATTTTATCAACGTCTCAAGCACATGGTTAACGATAAGCAGCATAGCCGCTCTATAGGACCGATGGTGGTACTTACGCGCCAGCCGGCAGAAGGGCGCGCGCGAGATGGGGGGTTGCGCTTTGGAGAGATGGAGCGTGACTGCACTGTGGCACACGGAGCAACCCGTTTTACCAAAGAAAGGATGTATGAGGCCTCTGATAAATATGAGGTATTTGCATGCCGCCAATGTGGTATGTTTGTTATCTTCAATAATAAACAACACATGCATCATTGTAAAACATGCGGAAATCGTGTTGCATTTGCAAGAATCAAGATACCATACTCCTGTAAGCTATTGTTTCAGGAACTGATCACTATGAATATTGTTCCACGCGTAATTACTGATTTGGCATAAATTATTTTAGATTTTAATATGTATATGTTAATTAAAAAAAGAGAAGGTAACTCATTTTATAAAAAAAAATATTCTTTTTCAGTAAGAGCCAAAGAAGCAAAAAGAATTATGAAAAAATACCCTGATCGTATACCTGTTATTTGTGAACGTTCGACAAATAGTGATGTTGCAAAGATTGATAAAAAAAAATATTTAGTGCCTAGTGATCTTACAATAGGACAATTTGTATTTGTTATTCGACAACGAATAAAACTCAATCCTGCACAAGCAATTTTTTTATTCATTGGGAGTCAATGTGTGATTCCACCGACTGCTCACCTGATGTCAATTGTATACGATGAACATAGGGATAAGGATGGTTATCTATATATAAAATATAGTGGTGAAAATACCTTCGGATAAATAAAAGATATTATATTTATATAATATGTTTTCAACAAGATGTTTCCGTCAACGATGCGTTACTTCGCGAACACCCCTTTCAGACAATAAGAAAAGAAATCAGCAAAGAGAAATAGAACGCTTCCAAGCTTGGAAAAGAAAAACGCAAGAATACCGACGTCCAACCTTTAATGATATTCCCAAAAGTAATTTAACATCGGAACAGGTAAATCTAGTTGAGTATTTTGAGAACTATCCAATTGTACAGAAGAGGGAGGAGTATAATAAGAACAATACACCCTATACGATTATCAGTGTGCGGCAACGTGATTTTGTGAATGGAACATTGCGTATTAAAGTGCCGGGCGTATATGTACTTCAAGAAAATATATTCTTTGAACCAAATAAAAATAACGACTTTTTTCCAACCGCTGCACAAATCCAATCGGGTGAATATCCTATGGGTATGACGGGTCCATATCATTTAGGATTCTTTGCAGCTATGACAATTGAAACAAATAATGTTATCATAGATTTAAATGGAAAATCTATACAACAAACACCACTACATAACTTACAACAACGTTTTTATGCTAACATTGAATTAGCCAGTGCACCATTTATTCCTACGCAAGGCCCAGCTAATTTTGGTGATAGTATTGTGATCCCCTCCAAGGTTCTTATTATGAATGGCAGCTTGGGACTCTCTTCTCATCACGGCATACATGGTAATGGAATGTCAAAGGTTATTTTGAAGAAATTAGTAATTCAACATATGGAAGTCGCAGCTATTGCATTAAATGGTACCGAACAAACCATCTTTGATGATATTACAATAACAGGCACCTTTACAAACATTCCTATCCTATCAACATACTCACAAGGAAGATTTATCAGAAAGTTTTTGAATAACCTTAAAAGTCGTCTCCCGACTGCAGCAGTTTCCATTGAGGGTGCGAGTAAGTCTTTGGATTCGATTATTAGTGAGTTGAATGCTGAATTGGATGCCACGCGTGATTCTATTTTAAATGATAATATTATTCCAGCTAATATATTTGGTAACTCATCAAAGCTGTACGATGGAAATGTGTATGGAATTGTATTAAATGTGAGGGGTGTTGTTGTTAATGATTTTTTTAGAACCCGTCCTGCTGAAGCATTAGGAAATAAATTTATATATCTGCAAAGGATAATAATTAATAATACAACATCACTTCCAGTTGAAATATTAGCAGTCAATAGTACACCGGAAGATAGCGGTGCGTATGGTGGGAAACGTCAGGTGGGTCCGGTAGGCGATATTTTTACAATAACATTAGCAACGGCGAGTGATGACACATATAAAGGGAATACTCTGGCGAATGCTCAGATAATTTTAGCAAAACATAATGATCCTAAAAATGGGACTACAAATATTGAAGCACCCATAGTAAATTGGGTAGAGTCAGATAGTTTATTAACAGATACGTTTAACAATAATGATTATTATTACGTGGGCGGCGGTGATTCTATGGGACATGCGATGAAGGGTAATATTGGTTTGTTCGTTTCAGCTGCACAATATATATTAATGAAGAACATCATTGTAAATAGTGTGACAAGTAAAGGTGATAAAGTGGGAAACTCTCCTCTAATTGCCGATGCAAGCCAAAATAAACAGGGTGCTATGTCAACAGGTATTTTGATTACGGGGAGTAATTATATTACCATGAATAGTGTTGCTGTGAAAAATGTTAATTCTAAAAATGGAGATGCAAATGGTGTTTTTGTGCTATCAAGCTCTAATATTACACAAAGTAATCTTAATATAACTAATGTGACAACTGATTCTTCGACAAGTGTAGCAACGAATTATAAAGAAGAATAAAAATATTATATTAATATATAATGCCAACTGAAGATCGTTCCGCTAGTGCAGCTATGGTAAGAAAGATTATACGCCGTGTAAATATGCGTACAGGCTTGCCTCCTAAACAGCAATCATATGCCAAAACGAGTAATTCTACATTTATTAGATTTATGAATTGGCGTACTGCTACTGCCAATCGCAATATTGCATTGCCGAAAAATACTTCTTGTGGCTGTTGATTAACCAATGTAAATAATATATTTATTTTTCTAGTTTTATAGTATAAATGAATAAATATATTGTCGAATTTTTAGGAACTATGTTCTTTCTATATGTTATTTTAGCATCAGGGAATCCTTTAGCCATAGGTTTAGCTCTCTGCGTTGCGATTATGGTTGGTGGAAAAATCTCGGGAGGAAATTACAACCCAGCCGTCTCTATTATGATGGCATCGGCGGGTAAACTGCCAATGCATGATTTGCTGCCATACATTGGCGCACAAGTCGCGGGTGGACTGATGGCCCTTGAATTATACAAAAAACTCTAAAATAAAAAAGAATATTGCGAATATATATAATGTCAAGAACACGGAAAAGAAGAAGCCGCCGTCACCGCAAAGGAGGAAATCCTGTAACTGGCGTCACACACGCAGCAGCTGGCGCTGCTGGCGCTGTTGGACACGGGGTCGGGCGCGTCGGGCACGCCGTCACCGGCACTGCCGGCAAAGCCGTCAAGAAAACGGCGCAGGCGGGCAAATCCGCACTCCACCATATCAAGGGCTTGTTTGGCATGGCCGGTGGACACCGCACGCGCCGCCGCCGCAGCCGCAAGCGCCACAGCCGCAAGCGCCAGAGCCGCCGTCATCGCCACAGCCGCCGTTGCCGCCATAACCGCGGAGGACGCCGCAGCCGCCGCCACAACAACCGGCGCAACAACCGGCGCAACAACCGCAGCAACAACCGGCGCAACAACCGGCGCAACAACCGCAGCAACAACCGGCGCAACAACCGGCGCAACAACCGGCGCCGCCATTAGATAATTTAGAGATATATAAATTTATTACTTATTTATATATGTCCCGAACGCGAAGAAAGAGGCGGGCGAGAAAAACGCGCAGAAAAAGAATCAGGCGAGGCGGCGCCGGGGAGAGTGTGGTGGCAAAATCTGTCGAAACAATAAAAGATGCAGGTGGCGCCGGGGAGAGTGTGGTGGCAAAATCTGTCGAAACAATAAAAGATACAGGAGGCGCCGTGAAGGGTGTTGTATCAGAATCTATAGAAAAAGTAGAAGAAGTAGGTGGTCGCGCGCATGGCGCAGTAACATACGCCAAAGAAAAAGTAAAAGGGGTAGTAGTACAAGCCAAAGATAAGATAGTATCTGGAGGAGAGGAGTCAATGATGGAAGCAGGATGTGAGATAATTGGATTAGGACCCGAAGATCCTTTAGCTGATATTTGCGCTGCTTTGGTAGCTGCAGGCTTCTCACTCAAACCTAAGATACAAGGATTGGCAGAGAGAGGAGATCTCCCAGGTATATCATGGCCTAAGAAAAACAGCTTACCTAGTATTGGCATTCCTAAGCTACCTTTTCATTTGCCTCATATTCGCCCTCTTCATTTGCCACACCTTCATTTTCCACATCTCCATATTCCAAAAATATTTCATTTTTCACGACATCCTTGGTTATGGCCAAAAGATGGACAATGCCCATCGCCGCTCCCATGGAACGACTCTGCGCCATCTAAACTACAAGATGTACCACCAGATCCCGTTGTTCCGTCGGCGCAAGCAGGACCTACACATAGTTCTACGGGTGGAAAAAAATGGTCTTCAATGAAAAATCTGATGAAAGTTTCACCGGGCGCCCCATGTATGTTTAATAAACAATGTCCTAGTGAAAAACCAAAATGTGCAAAAAATAGAAAATGGGGTATTCAAGGAAAATGTTTATCAGAAGCAGATGCGGCACTACTTAAATCAGGCGCTAATCCAGCAAAAGGCGGCAGACGCCGACGTAAGAGACAGACACGGCGAAAAAAATGCAAAGCGCGGAGAAATACGCAGCGACGATACTTATAGCAAAATCATTATACTAGTCTGTATAATGATTTTTTAATGTATGACTACAATAATATGTGGAAAATCATTCTTGCATCATTTTTAATCGTAAATGCATTATTTTGGGGACTCTACCCACATTGCCATGAGCGCTGCAATATGGGATACTTTATTGGACTCAAAAAATGCCCAAGCTTTCTTATTCATATCTTGATTGGTGTCTTATTTTATCTGTCAGCGACATTTATTATGCACTTTAATTCCGTTTCAATAGCTTTTGAACAATAAATAACAGAATTATCCCAAATATAAAGATATAAATACTTTTAAAGTCCTGCTTTTCGATGGCGCTTCCGACAAAGCTTTCACAACTAACTTTTGATATTGGATTAGTTTTGCTAGGAAAATCGCATGGAGCCATATCTTGGATATCGCCATTGCTCACATGAAAAGCTGACGAGCCGATAACATTCTTGGATGTTTTTGTTGGCATCGTTATCTCAGTACAAGGCGGATTATTTCCTTCCATAAATCCTCTAAAGATTGAAATAGGATTCATAGCATCTAAATCTTCAATAATACCCGGCACTAAGCCTTCAAAATCGGTAAATTGCACTCCGGCGCCGGATGAGATAAAGGGAATCGAACCATCGGGTTGATTATTTATATATAGATAACGATCTACTAGTTTTCCTGATTGTATATCTTTGCATTGACCGCCTGTTTTGAGAAAAAATTTATCACCTAAAGGTTGACCTCCTCCTTTATTTGCTTTCCCTTTTCCTGTAATTAATAATTCAACATAGTTAATAAGCCCTGCAATATCGTCAGAGGTCGCACTTAATGTTCCTTTTGTCGTAATTCCTGCCTCTGCTGGGGTAGCAACATATTTATAATATGGATAATCAGGTCCTAATAATTTTTCCTCTAACGCTTTGGCGTTTTTCGTTGCTTCCTGAAAAAAGTTAGACATAATATATATATATATTATATGTCGATAAAAGAATGTCGTATCTGTTATGAAGATGAGACAGAGACACCAAAACAATTTATACAACCATGTAAATGTAAAGGAACCAGCGCAAACGTGCATGTGCAATGTCTAGATAAATGGCGGCAAACCAATCGGGCGCGTCTGCCTTTCATACGATGTCAAGAATGCAAAACATATTACAATATAGGATATGAGTATCGAATAGAACGCTATAAGTTTTCTATCAATGCTCCAACTGGTCGCTGCCAAGTAGGCGCGCGTATGATGTTTGCACTTGGTTGTTTAACTATTCCAGTAATAATAATGGGTTTTGATCCGAACTATACCTTTGTTCGTTCTACCTACATAGGTTCAGACTCCACAAAATTTATAAATTATCTTAAAAAGGTAGTAGAAAGGGAAGAGGGTATTATCGCATTTTGTTATTATTATTCCTTTTTAACCTTTGTATCAGTAACTTTATTACAATTGGCAATTGGGTGGAGGGTGCATAAACGTATAGTAAATAAACAACGATATTGGAAAAAGGCTATTGTACCTTATCTTGGCACTTTATTGTTTAATATGCATTTCCTGTATCTTTATGCTTTTACTTTTGATTACCATTATTCACCCTGGCTCTTATTATCGGGTTGTTTTAGTCTTTTCAGCTATGAGATAGTGGTGGTATATTGCTACACGCATAATTATATAATAAATACCTTGAATAGGAAAAATAAAGAGTGCGTGCTAAATTATTGCGAGGAGTCTACGTTAGAAATCACTCCGCCGCATTATAGACAAAATGTTGTATTGCAAATAAATAATATGCTTAATAATGCCGACGAAATCCCCGTTATAAGCGAAAGTTCTGATGACTCCGCGACTCGTGACTCTCGTGCTGAGTCGGAATCATCAAGTATATCTTTTAGTTCTATTGATTCAGTATCAACTGAATTATTATGAATATTTATTCATTTTAGCCTCTTCTGAGGAAACTTTGGCTGACGATTTTGAACCGCCGTCACCCTTCTTTTTTTCCTTAGCAAGAGCACCCTGAGCAGCTATTTCTGTTTTTTCAAAAATAGGGGTATTTTCTGACCAATGAATCATATTTTCTATTGGTTGATCAGTATTTGTTGGGGGTTTTCCTTGCGTTAAGGCGATAAGTCTATTTATGGCAGCTTCAACATCACTATGCATTTTACTGATCTTTGAGTTGGTGAGGGCAACTTGGCTGCTCATACTTCCGGCTGTACCCGCTCCACCACAGCACTTATTATCCGACCCCCCCGCTGCTCCTTGTGCAGCGCCCTTTGCAGCTGCAGCTGCAATTACGGCTGTGTCCGATTTAGAAGCAGGTGCTGCCGTTTTAGAAGCAGGTGCTGCCGATTTAGGATCAGATGTGGCTGGTTTAGGGCTAGCGTTTTCTAATCCTTCGCGTCGATTTAGAAAGCATAGTGCATGGGGAAAACATCGTGTTGGAGAGAATAGATTATAAAACAGCAGTCCTAAAAAACCTATAATAACAGCTTTTTTGGGGCTCAGCCATTTTGTTGGTATTGCTATAAATAATGCTATAGCTATACCAATAAATGGAATTACACCTAATATATGTTGTAAAATACGAATAAGCATTGTATAATATTAATTCCTAAATTAAAATTATGCACTTTTTTTAGCTCCGCTAAATAACCAGATTGCTTTTGCCATGGGTCCGCCTTTTGTGGGTTCAGGGGTTGCTGGTTCAGACATCTTTTTGAGAGAATCAGCACCTTTGCCGGCAGAATTTGCGGCTTGTTGCGTTTGCTTAGAAATATTAGTAAGAATAGATTTGTTCATGGCGACACCCTTAGTATTTTTATCTACAATAGGTTGTATGCGAGTCATTTCTTGTTTACCCCACTTAATTCGTTGTTCTAGTGCATCCATGCCTTGTTTATTCGTTGTAATAAACTCCTTATCCTGTGCACATCTCTGAGCCACTGTTCCGCGATCCTCGGCAGAATTTCGTCTATCTTGCGCGCTGTCCGCATCCTCTACAACATTAATACGATAAACGAGAGGAGATGCCCAACTTTTTTTGCCGCTCGCTGGATCAGTATACATAGCAACATTACCATTGTAACCTGTAGCCGTGTCCGTTGGTTCATCTTCAGTAGACCCCTGATTTTCATAGGGTTCACGTATTGATAAGTCTTTTAAAAATAAGTTATATACAATTAAGCAGCCAAATCCTATAATCAAAAGATAAATATATCCCTTCATTATATTTTCCTCTTATTTTAAATTCCAGCAGAAGCTTTTGCGGAAGGTCCTTGTGTTGCCACACCTTGCGCCATACCCGCGGAAGGATTAATTGATTTGGCTTCTTCATCGGACTTGTCCTCTTTGTGTTTTTTGTTGGAAAGCGCACTCTCTATTTTGAAATCATTTTGAATATTTGTAGAAATACCCGTTGTATTTGTTTTAACCTGTTTTTCTATTTTTGCTACACTATCCAAAAAATCTTGCACATCCTTTGATACTTGACTTAATCTAGTCGTATTGGTGTGTATACTTGCTTCCTGTTGCCCGCTAAAGCAGGTAAATCCCTCTCTCGCGGTTAGGAGATTGTAAAGTACTAGACATATAAAAAGAAGGATTAATACACAAATATATGTTTTCATTATATTATGTGGTTATTTTTTCTCTTTGTATAATAAATGCCATTGCGTAATATCAGGATGAATTTTTCAAAAAGAAATGTCCAAACAACTGCGTATCCCACATTTAACACCACACGGCGCACAAACCCCAATTTTTCCATGAATACAGGGTGTTGCGTTAAAAGTCGTAATCCATTGATTGGATGGCGCAAGGAGAAAGTATGTTGCGAACCCTGTTTTTGTACTCAAGTAATCCAAGAGACAACCACTTTTATTTCTTATGTTGCAGTTGGCAACCCAGTGACTGGGAATGCTAGTGGGGCAACCGGCATTATTATAGGTATAACTGGGACATCTCCCGAACGTAGTTTTAATATCCATCTGGATGATTGTAGCGACCCATTCGATACTTCAGATAACCCCACCGGTGCCGGCGGCACTGGCGCTGGCATCACAATTAACGACACTACCATCACTACCGGGTATGTGATTGGAACAGCATCGAAATCCCCATGCTATAGCCAAAATACTGCTGGATGGCAAGAAGTATTTAAGAATGTGAATGGACCAGATTGTTGTTTACCGCGGAATCATTCGATTCAAAATACTGCGAGGTCGAGTCCTGCGCAGACGGCGCGGAATGGTGGTGTGCCTTATAAGGTCTCGGGTAAAATCGATAAAAGTTACAATCATAATTATCGCCAATATTTAAGGAAAAGATGTAAATTGGCATATTACGATCAAAAAGGTCAATCCAGTTTTACATTTAATAATGTTAATAATCAGAATAATATAGGTCAAGCAGTTTGCTGTGGCACTGATTGTAGTTCAAATCTTAATAAGGTAACTCCCTCTGTTGCAACGTATAAACGCAGTAATTGGGGCTTTAGGCATCAAGGTGCTGTTACTGCAAATGGTTATATAGCTGCACGCGGTTTCAAAACGGCGAATCTATGTTGTTGCCCATGTACGCAAGTGGTTGCATGGGATCCGGCGGGTGGACTCCCAACCCCGGTTGCAGGAGATGCAGTTACACAAACTGGCGGCGGTTCTGGGATTATTATTTCGACAACTGGTGGCGGTGGCGGTACAACTGCTACTATTAGACTTGGCGACTGCAATAAACCTTTTACTAACGGCGGTCTCGCGGATCTCTTTGTGAATGGAACGCCACAAGGAACATCGCCTACGACGGGCGTGATTGCTAATGAAAAGATAACAAGTGGCCGGTGTGACTATCCGGGACGTGGTCCCCCAGATTACCCACAGGATCCACAAGATAATCCTAAAAATTACAACAAAAAGCAGTATTAATTAGGTTAAGAGTTTAAGACCAGCGTTGAGATTGAACTGGGATACCGGGCGGTGGAGGTCTAAGATTGTTCATAAAAGGCTCGGGGGGTTTAATAGGAATTATGGGAATCTTTGGTGGTTTGATAGGAATTACAGGAATCTTTGGCGGTTTGATGGGAATTTTAGGTGGTTTTTGATGGTGATGCCCACCATGCCCACCATGCCCGCCCTGCCCACCATGCCCCCAAGGGCGGATAAATACTGGTCTCGGCGGACCCCGAATGAAACGCGGACCTTGATCCACTACAACAACATCGCTCTTTGTGCTGCCTTTTAAGAGCATATATAATATGACTAAGATGCCTACAATCATAAATTCACGTGAACCTAACTTCATTATATAATTTATAAAGAAATTAAATAATGTCATAAGAAGGTTGCATATTTTTGTTCAAGGAGATCCATAAAAGAAAGATAGCAAAAATATTAACGGCAATGGAATGTTTGTGATGTTCAGTCATTCCATTTTTCTCAATAAGATAAAAATGCCAAATTATACTAGCCAAAAAGCAATAAAATAATATTGTTTTATAATATTTTTTATGAGATACAATCAGTAAACCTAAGGTAACAGAGTAAATCCCCCATGCTTGCATCAGATCAGCATTTTTATAGCTTCCTTTTCCATCACTTGGTAAAATAATTGCATATAATCCAAAAATTATAAAAAGAAAAGAAAGTAATTTCATATATAATAATAATATATAAATGCCAAAACTAACCATACCACAAATTAGTATGCGAAATATTCAAACCACACCATATGTTGCATTTCGTCAAGGACGCATGGGTGGAAATCCTGGACAATGTGATATTGCAGGACCTAATCCATTAATTGGGTGGCGTAAAGGCATCGGTTGTTGTCCGCCCCATAATACACGCTGGCAAGAAGTGATAAAGAATACTTGTTGCGTGCCTCCCATAAAACGTATTCAGAACCGAGGCGGTGTTATAGATGCTAGTTATAGCTACACAACGCGTGGCTATCTAGAAAGTAGTTGCCAGTCATACAAAGACAATGCTTTTAATTTTATTGATAATAGTGGAGCCAATACCTTTCCAAAGACTTGTAACGTGAATATTTGTCCCACTAGAGCTATGGCTACATACAAAAGGAATAATCCCCAGTTTAAGAAGCAGGGTGCTGTATCCTCGCGGAGCCGGATGAACCGCCTTAAATATAATACAATCGTGGGAACGATGCCGTATACCCAGCAATACTTTGGAGGACAAACAGCCAATAAGTCAATATTTAAGGAAAAATCAAAGAATTGTTGCTTTTGCTCCACAGGTACTCTGAAAAATCCATGTCACGGACAGAATATTCCCTGTTCATGCCCGCCGCACTAAAATTGAATAGATTTTTTGATAGTAGATTATTCAACAGACATAATTACAAAATGCAGTCGATTACGCATAGCATCTCGACACAAACAAAATTAGATACGCTTTTTAAGAAAGCTGCCAAGCATGGACTCTTCTCATTGAATTATGACACATATGCGCATAAGGCATTTAAGATGATGGCAAAAAAAAAGGATATAGTCATGCTGCACGTTAAATGGGATTTGGTAGATATAGTATCCAACTTAGAGGAAGCACCAACTAAATTTGCTGATCTTATCTGCGGCTCTTACACAGATAAGATGAAATATAAGGAGGAATATTTTAACACACAACTAATGGAAGAAATGGAGAAAGGACAAACAATTTTCGTGATATTCAATCTTTCCAACTACTTTCTTCTTGAGGTGCAATATGTGGAGGGGCACGGAAGGGATAAAGTGATCCAAGATGATCGCGAATATACACATCATTGCACTTGTGCCATTTTTGAGCCTACAAAAGATGGTAATTATGATTGTTTCTATATTAATTCACACGGAATCGATATGCTCGATACCACATCCTTCGAGGTTCGTATTACTCGTCATCGGAAAAAGGAACTGAAGTTCAAGGAGCCAATTGATATAATGTGTTTGAAGGCATACTTCAAACATATGAAGGAATTTTTGGATATCCATAGTGACTCAGGTATAGTAATTAATTATAATGGTACGAAGGATTATAACTATTATGGCACAAATATCCAAGCTGGAGATAACTTTGGTATATGTTTTGCCATTCCTATCGTTATTTGGTATTATTTGAGTAATAACTATAACACTCGGCGACTCTTGCGTAAAACGGCGGTGTATGAGAAACATGAATTTATAGTCCCTTCGGTCCGAGATATGCTATATAACAAACAATTGATTTTACTTGTGAATTCGTGTTTTGCGGGATTTCATAAGGATTATACATCTATTCTTGTCCGTCAGATGACAACAAAGCACGGGTATAGTTTGCGAAATAATACATCTTTCTGTTTTGAATTTCCAATAAAAAAACAAAAAGATATTAGTAGAAAGATCCGGTATACACGCCTTTCTCACCAAGATATGCGGATGATTGGGGAGCTGGAGAACTTTTTAGAGAAGAAAGGAACACATGTTGTTAAGCGTATTGCGTCCGGCGTTGTGATATGTGTTACCCAAAGATATATTAAACGCCTTATTGGGTCGCGCTGCTGAGAAATATATTTTTGGGACATAAATTCTTATTATATGGAATATTATTTTTAATGCACCATTGAATACATTTATGAATATTAGTTTGGCGTCCTTGACCATGGTAGTCACGCCGCGGCATATTATTTTGTTCAATAACCAACATTGTTTTTACAATGTTTTCTATTTGTTGTTGCCCAAAAATGGCATTAAACTCTGTTAGCTGAATTAAGTAGTAGTATTGTATCGGAATATCTAATAGCGAGGAAATACTATATTTTGTAAAATCTAATTTGTCGAGTACATAAAAAACAGAGAGAAACTTCTCTGAAATTTTGGAAGTATTGATTTCCTTAAAATACTTACAAACAATGTATTTTTCTGAATTAGCATATCGACTTGTATGAGGTTTTATAATATATACTTTTTCATAAAAACAAGATAACAGGTAAATAAGCTCTGTTGTGGAACGTAGAAAGATATCAAATACTTTTAAAATAAAACTGCCTTTATGTTTTTGCATAGTTATTGCAAATGCAATTTGGGAAAAAATTAGTCGTAAGGCAAGACTTTCTTGTTTTTCAAAGGCAATAGAAAAATCAAAGCCGCCGTCGGCGGTTATTAATTCCATCGAATTACCATATTTCTTTCTACAATATTTTAAATTATCTGGCTTATATAGATTTCCGGTATTATCTGCACCCCTTTCAATAATTACATTTTTATTCTTTGATAGAAAGCTCTCGGCTTTTCGCCAACCAGGCACTTTTGTGTTGCTGGAATCGAGCAATGTCATTCCATAATAGATATCTTTGGGATTATTACGCATATAAACCATCGCTTCTATAAATCCACCAGGACCTTCAGCGAGATGGAATGTCTTGATGTTATTATCCTTGTATCCATCTAACAGATGAAATATATTACATATTTCAACCATTTTGAAAAATGATCGAGAAATAGGCTTAATCTTACTAATTGAATTTTTGGTATGGGGAATAGTAGTATGTATATATTCAAAGGGATTCGTTCTTTTTTTGATCTCATCCCATTCATTAATATACGCATCAATTTCTTCTTTTACCCTGTTTAAATATTGTGATAGACTTTTATTAATGTACACTTCCTCATCATTTTGTCCAAATTTTATCTTTATATTTGACGCACTTATGTTGCAATTTATACGCGGTAAGACATAATAACTCATACTTTATCTCCTTGAATACTCTCTATATTTATTCTCTTAGAGATTTTTTTGGGCTTTTTGCCTTGTTTTCTTTTCTTTTTGGAAGCCAATTGTTTATGTTCAGTTGAAGCAGCTGCATTACCAATCATAACTTGTAATATTTTGTCGGTTTCTACATGTTTATGTTTTTTAAACATAAAATATCTATTATAAAAAGAAACACGTTTCTCTTTGGGTGTCATCTCGGCAGCCCGACCAATGTCAGGGGAACGAATTTTCTTTTCCGCAAGTTGACGCTCCATATATGTGAAAAGCTCGCTAAATAGACCCGTGGCATTGGGCATACCTAATTTTCTCGCTTCTTCAGGAGTAACTAAGGAAAATCCATATATTTCAAGTAAGTGCGAAAGATAGGCAAAATTAACCAAAAATTCGCGAAATACTTTATTAATAGATTCTTGATATACATTTATTGCATATCCAACACTTGTTGCATTATTTTCAAATGTATCGCTGCTATATTGTTTTGTAATTTCCCAAAGTTTTTTCTCATCTTGGGCAGCTCCAATACCTTCACCAACTTTTTTATTTTCGAGAGCTTCAAATATCTTATCGCCGTCATAACAGGTCCCTATGAAGTAGCCATTTATTACACAATTTTCACTTATATTTCGAATGAAGTTCTGTAATATAGTTTGATTTTCAAAGAAGTAGTGCGTGGCAAACTGACAGGATACAACATCAAATCCATTCTTACCTTTCCCGTATTGTTTATAGACAGCGCGACCTAATTTAGCAGCGTCCTTTTCGCCTTGACCTAAGATAGCACGTAATATTTGACCTCCACTTGTTGTTGCTGCAGCACTGCCATTGCGAATATTTAAGCTGCTATTACCTTCAATAAAGAGAGCATCGGGCATACTACGAAAGCGTTTTCGATAATTAAGATATCTAGCACAAGCCCCATCTTTTCTATTTTCGATATTATCCTTGGATATGTCAATACCTAATATGAAACTTAAATGCGAATGGATCCATTTTGGGAGGTCACCTGCTTTTCCAACAGCAAGATCAATTAATGTTCCGCCTCGCTCAGCTACAGTCGAAATGAGAAGACGTTTTACATACAAATTATGAAAATCGCGCAATGCACGTGTATTAGTAGCGCCAGAGCGGCGATAATAGACATTGTCGTCAGCCAGTTCATCAGGAATTCCTTTTCCCGTTTTCAACATTTCACTTGTTATAGGATTATGTATTGATTGCCATACACTCTGGGCCACATGAAAAGCATTCCCATAGTTCTTTATCCCCTGCCGATATTCCGCCGTCTTATCATACCTGACACGAATAGGAATCCACCGCCAAAAATCCTCCCGGGTACGATCATATCTAAATTCAACAATCATATTATCTTCAAACGTTTCATGTTGATTTTCAGTTAGCATATAATTATTACCATAAATATCTTGTTTTATTTTAATATTACAAATAGCCGCATTTGGATCGCTGGGATTTGTAGGATAGAAAGGAGCGGGCTTATAATGATCATTGTTATAATCATGGCGACTCGACGGATATTTTCCCTCAATAATATCTTGACAGGGATTAAGATACCCATGTTTACGTTCGTCGTAACCTACACGTAATATTATAGTTTTGTATTGAACTATCTGTCTAACTGCTGACATATCTTCGCCTGTTTCAAAGATATTTCCAACAAATTCTTGTCCAGTAGCAGTTTTTTTTGTAGTGATAAGGAAGTCAATTGTATTGAATTGAGGAGGTTTCCATTTAAGTGAGCGCCGCCACGTAATCTTGCGTCCCGGTGGCGTTTCGCCTATTTTATTTGACGCGACCCCTGTATTTGCCGGCGTAAATATAAGCCCATCGGTTTCATACTCAAATGCTCCATCAGCAATACTACTGAGCAGTTTATTGCAATTTATAAAGATGCCTTTACCCTTAGATTTATGGAATGTCTTGGCGTTAACCTTGAGCGGAGCATCACCTTCACCGGAAAGCGGTTCCAAATCCAATTCTTTAACAAACTCCCTAAGTTCGCTAAGACGTGTGTTAGAATATTCATCCTTTTCCAATGCAGCAAAAGGCAGAGGACGCAAATCTTCTCTATTTTTGAAATAAATATCAAATATCAAGTATTTGTTAATAAACTTACCCATCTTATTATGTAAAACATGTTCACCATCAAGTATAGAATTATGCAATAAACCATTAGCTGTCTTGCTGCCAGTAAATTGCACTTTCATATCCGTAGTTAGCAAATAGACACGTCCTAGAGAATTTATAAATAAGAGTTTACGTAATCCATCGGCTTTATCCGTTAAGGTATACGGATCGCGAATATTTGGCGTTTTAAGTTCAGGATCTGGTGAAATGATGTTCCCCATTTCGAGAGAAATAGAAGATGGCCCAACAAAATCTTTGGGGCGTATACGAGAGTCATGACTGACGCGACCATGTATTAATTTCATATAATTCTGAAGAATTTTCGTTTGTTCACTGAAAGCTATTGGGTAGTTACTACGTTGCCAACCTCCCAATATGATCCGTATCGCCTTTCGCATTTTGGTAACAATATCTTTCTTCTTAATCTCATATTGCTTAATATCAGACAGAGAATTGATTTCTATCTCTATTTCGTAGTGTTCCGGATTACTAAAAAGATTAGAATCTTGAATTGTATATGCCGCTAGCATATGTCCACCCACTATTTTTGAGGTCTTAACAATACTACAATCTACTTTTAAGGGATAATCTTTATGGGTAAATGTGAATCTTTTAATAAATCTATAATTTTTTTTGGAATTATCCCATTCTCTAAGCATTGATTTAACACGCCGATCAGAGATAGGAATATTATTTTCTTCCTTAAGGTCAAGGCGAAAATTGAAGTCATCAAAATCAACCGGTCTCACTACTTTGTTACCAATATACTTTCGCCGCTTTTGTGTGAACGTAATATATTTTGGCAGATTTTCAACCAATATATCACCGGCATTTCCCTTTACATCAAAGCGATTTGTTTCACAAAACTTTTTAATATTACTGAGAGAAGGAATCTCTATACGTATGTTTGACATTTTAACAGCTCCACTTTTTACATCAGTAAATGAACTTTGTATCGTAAGACGATACGCACCCGTTGCCCGAGCACTTGTAAAACCTTTGCTTTTCAGGTTTCGAATAATATTATCGAAATCTATGCGTGTTAAAGCACCGCGATGTTTCGTCCCAAATTTGACCTCCAATTCATCATGTACGTTTTCTGATGTTAGATATGTGTCCACGAGCGTAGAAAGTCTTTCAGACATGAATATATAATAAATTAATATTAAAATATCTTTATTCAATTTTAAGCGTGATTAAATTATATAATTTTTTCTTTGTGTAGTTTTTACCAAGTGCATTCGTCTCGGGATAGAGACATTTGTATATTTTGTATAGTTCAGATATTTTAAACGTTGATACACCCTTGAGAGGTTTATGAATATTCTCAACTTTCCAATAGTTTGTAAGTTCATTGGCTAGATTTATGCTTTGGTAATCCAATCCATATTTATTATTTACATTTCTTATTATATGTGGAGTTTGGGAGGGAATCGGTATATATTCATAGTAGTAATTGTCGAAGATCATGATAATATTCACATTATATAAGATACAAAGTGCAAGAAATGTCTTATGAGTTATGCAGCGATTATTCAGAAGATCATTTTCAAGATTATTGATTTTTAGTTTGTTTGCTTTCATAAGGTCCTTGTTTTTTCTTAGTTTCTCGATAAATGATATTTTCTTATTTTTTTCTATTTGAAATTTATGATTACCTATCATAAAATATTCATCTTTACCTTCTAGAATAATATAGAAACACCAAAAAAGAGTATCATAAGTTCGAGGGGTAAATATACCTATTTCTTTTTTATATACAGGTATATTTACTTGATTAATAGTTTTTGCCACCTTTGCATTAGGTAGATTTCTCAACATACCTATATCTAATGCAAATTCTTGTAAATGTTTAATTATCTTCATCTATCTATGTAAGCGCCATTTCTTTATTATTTTTAAAAAAAGAGTTAGCATATTCTTCTTTTTTCTTTTCGCCTATTTCTAGTTGATCTTGTTGTGTTGATACATAATTTAAATAGTCACCCAATGCATGTATACTATTATTATCTAATTTATTCATATTAACAAATATACCATTTCGATTTTCCGTATACTCAACCTTTTTTTTTTGTAAAAGACGTAATACCTCTAATTGGTGAAATTTGCTTAAAGCTTGAAGTTTCTCTTTTAATATTATTAAATTGTCCATATAAAAAATTATAAATTATATATTTAAGTAAATATTTGCTATCTATTTTTTTTTTTTGGTTCAACAAGAGTTGCAATAATTGAAATATATTTATCATTGAGTTCAAAACGTTGTCCAATTACTTTTATCAAAATATCTTCACCTTCCTTTCTTGCGGAAAAATACTTACTTTGATATTGATGATCGCGTGCAATAAATATAACAACGGGCGATATATCTCCTGCAATTTCGGCGCGAATCCCTGCTTTTGTAACATTTTTTATAGTACATCGAATCTGCATGCCTTCTACTGGGCGACATGCTTGACATTCAAACACCACATCGAAAATTACAGAATTTCCATCAATAAGCCCTGAGGAATATGTTAAGATATTAATAGAATCCCTCTTAATATATCCTTCATAAATACACTTCCCTTCTAATGTCCGTCTTAAATTCTGATTTATAATATGTTCAATATTTCCGCCTACATCTTTGAATTGAATATTGACCTTTCGTGTAATGATATTTTTGAAATAAAGCCCAGTCTGCTTCTTTTTCCCTTTTGTAAACTTGGACATTATATATAGTATACATATTTTCTCTATTATTATTCTTCAATTTTATTGAACTTCGCGCCGAAGGAGGAGAGAAACCAAGCATTATCTGGGTCGGTGTGCTCGTAATAACGGAGGAGAAGTTCCTGAATAATGCATAATTTATGTCTTGAAAACCCTCGAGGAATGAGTATTTCAGTTGGTTTTGTCTTATTTTTTTCTACAAACTTGTATTGATGCCAATTCTTAATTGGTCCCTCAGACAGCAATAAATTCAATAATTTTAATGTTTTTTGTTTTTGTTGTGTAATGCATTGAAATCCTCTACGATTGCGTTTGGACTTATTTTTAATATCAATAACTTTATATTTGAATCCACTTCCTTTTACACTTCCCATAAATCCTATTATGTTATTAATATTGTCTTTTTGGAATTTATCTTCGATAGCTAGATCATACATATGTCCTAATTCAACTAAATCATTCTTTGTAGCAAGAACCCATTTTTTTTTGAGGATTAAGATTCTTTTTTTTATCTTCCGGTCTATGAGTTTTTCGGCGACAGGCAATATGAATTGTTTGGGTGTTGCGGTTTGCCCCGTTATTGCTTCAAGAACAAATGTTGACATTATATTTTCTTTCAGTCTTTTATCAAATTCGCTTAGCATTGAGTCAGAATTCCATAAGAAGTTGAGTAATTCTAATTTATTTAGATATGAAAAACTATCGAATATACGGCTATACATAAATTGTACGAGAAGTTCACGATCTAAATTGAATGGTGGCATTGTAAGAAATTGAATAGAGGTATAGGATTCGGAATATTCTAAATTACTGCATGGGTCCGCATTATGGATGCATGCTTGATATTCTTGAAGTCGATTCATGATACTGCGTCTTGAGCTAGGTTTGGGTTTTTTTTTGCTACGCGCATCTATTAGAACGCGTTTATATGTGAGAGGCTGCGCGCGATCAAAATATGGTATTTGAGTGTTTTCGATTTCTAGAGGCTGGAACATATAGTACTCGCCAATATTGACTAAATTACCAAGGCGACCGAACATATCTGTGACAAACTCATTTTTATCATCAATTAAATAGCTCAAGGCTTCGTCGATTTGCATCATTGGATAATCCTTGCGAACTCTTATGTGTGAAATAAGATCATGCCGCTTGTATATAAACTGGTCTTTCATAAGGGAGCGTATTCTCTCTACGATTTTATCCATATTCATTATTATAAATCTTTCATTATATGTGTCATCATTTATTTCACGAATGTCTCCTACTGGTACACAATTATATTTACATTTTTTCATATAGTCGCAAAGTGCTGAGTATGGTTTGCTTTTAATATTAAAATTAATAGCTGCTCCTGTTGGAACTGATGATAGTTGCTGCTTTACAATCTTATTGATAGATAGATTATTGTAGCTGCTGTTCAAATAGCAATCGATAGCATTTTCTTTTAGAAGACGGCTTACTTGTCCTATTTGGATTGCTTTATCGTAAGCTTTTCTATAAATATATAGATCGGCGCTCTCCTGCGGGTCTTTTCCGGAGAGAAGGGTGCCGTAGAGATATATTTCAACATTTCTTTTAATAAATGGGAGGGCTTTATGACTACAATTACGTACACCCCGTCCAATAACCTGTTCTATTCGATTTAAATTAAACCAAGGTTCTAGAATATGAACTTGTCGAATATTTTGAAAATCAAGACCTTCAGCGCCGGCTCTTGAAATGATCACAACTTTGACTTTTTCACCATTTATATTTTTTATATTGGTAATTGCCGCCATTTCATTTTTATTTTTATTTGGCGAGAGACTATGGTCACCAGTAATCATAGCATATTTCGCTGACTCAAATGGTCCATCCCCACTTTTTGGGCGCATAGTTTTATAATCTACAGGTGGATGTGGGGCAGTTTTGAAAAGCGATTTACGCCCGTAGCGCTGAAATCCCATCTCTTCGAGAGCAAGCGCAAGCGGAATACATCCCGCATATATAAGATGCGAATAGATGAGAATTATTCCTTCTGACCTTTGAACGTTATGCATAATAGTAGCTATTTTGCTACTATACTTTCCTATTTCTGATGACGAAAATATACGTCCATGTTCTTGAAGTATACTATTTTTATATTTATAGTTATGGTTCTTTTTGTTAAAAATCATCGTATTCTTTAATCCATTTTTACCATAAAGTAAACTCGGATTTGTAATAGGAAGTGTATAGGGAAAAATCATATTTAATCCTTGCATTAAATTTTCTAGCATTTCATATCCTAATGAGGCATCAGTTTTTTTTATTTCTGCTAGCTTCCCTTTAATCGTTTCTACAAGGGCAGCGTATCCAACTCCCTGATATTTCTGAATATGAACTAAAAAAAGATCGAGATGTGTTGGTAGGTCGAGAATAACTTCGTCGTTTATTTGTTTGGAAGGATACGATTTATGGGAATTCGCTAACATATTAACAAGCGAGGATTTTGGCGCAAATTCAGTAGGCCATAAACGATATGGAAAAGTATACGGATTTTGACCCCGTAGATATGAGATATATCCAATACATCTACTAGCTAGATATTTCTGCCCACTTTCTTCACCATCATCAGATATAATAAACTCTCCTTTTTTATCAAATACTTCTTTTCTTAATACGGGAGGGCGTCCGTCATTTATATTCAAGATATTTAAAAGCCAGATAATTTCGTCATGACTATTGTACATGGGTGTTGCTGAGAGAAATAGCAATTTCATATTTTGTGAAGCTTTTACCACTTTCAATAAATTTATGGCTACGAGTTTTTTTGGGTTTAGTGCTGTATGTCGAATATTATGAACTTCATCAATAATGATAAGGGTATCAGAAAAATGTTTTCTTAAAATGCGCGTCTCCGCCTTCTCTCCCTTTGTAGTAGACAACAATTTTCCTACAATATTTGAAAATTCTGTATACCCCATAAAGCGATATGATTCTCTAATTATTTTATTTACTTCTTTGATAATATTTTCCTTTTTTAAATTTTTCATACTCATTGGATTAATTTCTCTCAAATATGACTTTCCTGTGCATCCGCGGAGATTCCAAATTCCATTTTCTTGTTTTAATTTTCTTGCATCAAATAATTGCGTTTTGAAATTCTCTTTTACATTAGGAGATGCTATAATGATAATTTTTTTATTACTATTTAAATGTTTATAATACTGCCGCGTCTGTTCAGCAACAGAAATAGCAGTACAAGTTTTTCCAGTTCCAAGCCCATGAAATAAAAGCACACCATTATAAGGCGTCATACTCGAGAGAAAATTACGCACGAATTTTTGATGAGGCATCAATTCAAATTCTTTTTCGTTACAAAGAAAATTTCCGTGCGTCTCTACATTATCAATCACTTCATCGGAAAATTTGGTATCATGAAATTCTCTTTTTTCGGCTATTTTAATATTGAAGTCTGGTTGTGTTAATAAAGGATAAAGGAAGTTATATCGTTCCTTTATCCTTGCGTCATCTTTATTTTCTGTTGTTGCCATACTAATATATTATGAGATTAATCTATATTTTTCTAGAGCGTTATTAATTTGCACTATAACCTCTTTTTTTTCTAAATTATATGGGCGTATATGCTTAAGACAGCTCTCTAAACTCATCCATCTAACTTCACTAACTTCAGTTTGTTGAAAAGTGGCAGAGGGCTTAATTTCATTGTGCATGTAACTCAAATAGTATTTATGCTTATATGATTTAAAGTTAGACCCCGTAAATGTTTCTTCAAATGGAATAATATTTTGTATGACGTTAATACTTTTCCGATTATATCCTGTTTCTTCCTCAAATTCTCGGAGTGCGCATGATATATCATTTTCTTGGTAATTGCGCCTTCCTTTTGCAAACCCCCACTCTGGTGTTTCCCATATCACATTACTCGCGGTAATCAACTCTTTCAGATTATATTGCTTTCCATTTTTTAATTGAATCCCACTTGATAATTGTTTAAATTTTTCTTTGGCAGATAGTTCTTCACTACGATATTGCATGCCCACATACTCCCCCCATAAGGCTGTCCAAAGTGTTTTGAAATCTTTGGCAATTAAATCATTTTTCTCTGTTTCAGTCATTTCATTAATGAGATTTTGTAATAGCAATAAATTATGCACTTTATACTTTCCACGCATGAAATCAACATAGCCTAAACTATTTTTTCTACAAATCATGAGATACTCGCGCTGTCCTGAAACTGACAGGCGAAAACAAACAATACCAATACTTGTTATAGGTCGTTTGCATTGATGATATAAATGTCCCTGTTTTCCACAATTATTACAAAAGCTATATTTGGTCATTATATGTTTAAATACAATAGTTTTTATGTTCTTTCCTTATAATGAATCCTGAAGTTTGGGGTCCGCACTATTGGTTTTTTTTATTCACTATTGCAATGAATTATCCACAACGTCCGACCACAGTAACAAAGAAAAAGTACTACGAATTTATTCAAAATTTTCCATTGTTCATACCATCAGAAAAAATAGGAAATAATTTTGCCAAATTATTAGATAAATATCCGGTGACACCTTATCTTGATTCTCGCATGGAATTTATGAAGTGGACGCATTTCATGCATAATAAGATAAATGAACATTTAGATAAGCAAGAGGTAGATTTTTATGATGCTTTAGAATTATACTATAAACATTATGAACCCAAGGATATGGTTGAAAAGAAACGCGCACACCTACGACGACGAAATATAGATATATCAATACTTGTTATTATGAGTTTGCTAGTAATGTATTGCATTAAAAAATAAATAAATTAGTATATATAATGAAAGCTGAACTTTTGATTTTCGGCATTACAGGATTTTTGGTTGTAAATACATATTATGATGGTAAATATACACAAATACTTCAAGGTTGGCAAAAATATCTCAAGATGACAATGTTTGCTTTTATAGGTTTATCACTTTATGTTTTAATTAAAAAAAAACCTATTGAATCCAAAGGATTGCTTAAACATGCTAATGATATTATTCGCTATATGCCAATTGATAAGAATACAGCTAATCTAATATCACCCATCTTTGATTTCACAAATGCTCATCAACAAATACATGGCGAAAATCTAGCACCGCAGACAAAACGAATGATGAATTCAGGAAGCATATCAAACTCAAGATCTGTCAGCGAAACCAAAAAAAAATTCGTCGCAGCACAACAAAATTGGAAATGTTCACATTGTGGTCGCCAATTAGATGCTAGTTTTCAAGTTGATCATAAAATTAGATTAGCAGATGGGGGGACCAATCATGTAAACAACTTAAATGCTTTATGTCCAAATTGTCATGGTAAGAAAACGACTATGGAGAATATGAAATAAATAATCTAAGTTCAAATTAATATGGATATATTTGATATATTTGATAAAATTTTTTCGGCAATATCACATTTAAATTTTTTAACTATATTCTTGACGATATTTACCTTATCAATGATAGGATTATTAATTTTATTGGGAGTTTCTACAAGCAAAAGTCGCATAGAGTATTATAATTTTGCAATGAATATAATAAAAACAATAATTAATTGGATTAAAAAAAAACTAACGCCACTTCTTTTACTTATTAATACACACCCTTTCCAATCGGTTTTATTGCAATTTACCATTTGTTATTTAATATTCTTTTCAATATTTATTACTCACCCATGGCCTATTACCAAACGTTGGCCGAAGACTATAAATACCTTATTAATTGGCGGCTTAGTACCACTCATCATCATCCTATTTGTTCAGTTTAATGTTCCTTTCTCAGACGGCAAGGCACCAACATCATTTCTGAAGAATATAGCACATCTTGAGAAAAACTATGGCAAATATGCCTCCTTTTTAGCTAGCACGTTTATTATTGTCACCTTTAGTGTGGCATTGAGTTATTTAGCAGCTACACATACCGATGTTTCTTACTTTTTATATAGTCTCCTTATCCTTGGTATTGTTATCGCAGTTACCACAATTTTATTTAACGCTTTAAAAAATCATTTACCAAAAGGTTTCCCTTCGCCAACACAGATGTTAATGTCAATCGTCTTCGTTATCCCTTCAACGATTTTAAAGATAATAATGAATGACATACACACAACATCTCATGAAACGAGGATGCTCATTTTAGTCGAGTTATTTGTATTATTTATCTATTTCATCCTCCCACGCATTGTAAATAAGCTATATTTGACAAATCCAGGCGATGAAGAGCACATCTTACTAATGAAACAACGTATTAAAGGTGTTGAAAATAGCATAAGCAATAATGAAAAGGCGTTACGTGAGAGAAAGGGTGGAATAAATGTAAAATGGGAAGCAGTCCCAAATTTAGGTGACGAAGATGTGAAATTGATGCTATTTGGTTTAGGATATACGACTTCAAACGTGGACGCGATGTTGCGTTTTGTGAGGAGTAATCAGAAAGCTGTAGGCGATTTAACCCAGACGATTCGGGAGGAGAAACATGAGTTGGAGATATTGCGCAAGGAAATGTTAAAAGATAAGGCTGAAGATTCCACCATGTTGCTTCGAGACCCAATCTTCACAGATAATCGCACACCCCTTGGAAAATTTGAGAACTTAAAAAAAGGGAATGATTTTGGGTATCAATACACCCTTTCCTCATGGATATTTTTACATGAACAACCCCCTAATCATAGCTATAAGTATAGCAAATTTACCTCTTTATTAAATTATGGCAATAAGCCAAACATTACCTACAATATGAAGAAGAATCTTTTGCGTATTACTATGTTATCGGGAAAAACCAAAAAAATAGTTTATGAGACGAATAATTTTAAGATGCAAAAATGGAATAATGTTGTGATTAACTATGATAAGGGGACGTTAGATATTTTTATTAATGGTCGTTTAGTTTCTACGACAGCAGGTATCGTGCCATATATGAAAATAAGTGACGTTATTGTTGGTGAGAAAGATGGGTTGAGCGGTGGTGTTTGCAATGTTGTTTATTATTCTGGCAATCTATCCCGCGAGCGTATTGAGGTTTTTTATAATTTTTTGAAGGATCGTAATCCTCCTGTAGTGATGGCACCTACAAGCGAATTTTATAAGCATATTGTCAAACGTGGAGAAGATTTTTATGACAAACATTCTTGGCTCACAATTGCGGGGGCATTAGTAATAGGATATTTGGTTTTTGGATATGGTTTTAAAAAGCATATTCCGTCATCTTTAACCACAAAATTAGCGAAAACCAAAAATGCGCCCGCGCCTTATAATATGCGTTATAAAATTATATTACCCAATAAAATATACAATGCTTCAAGGTAAAGTATGGGGGGGCAGCGGGTACGCAATAAATTAACCCTTTAGTAATTTAAATTTGTGAATAAAATTTTGGTCCTCTTTAGGAGTATGGTAATATACTCTATTTAGTTAATCATTCATAATTAATAATTATCTCATATTAGAAATTATTAATTAATTTTGATTCTTTAGAAACTTTCTTTGTCTATAATATAGTTATGGCAATAAGTAAAATAATACTAGGTGTTGTTCTCGTTATTGTAATTTACTTAGTTTACAAATGGTTTTTTGCGAGCAAAAAATCTAAATCTTTGGTTTCTTTACACAATGCAAAATCAGCACATCGTATCGGCGCCAATCGTTTAGGGAAAAGCACGCAGAGCTATAGTTACTCAATTTGGATGGCAGTAGAGGATTGGAACTATCGCTTTGGAGAGAAGAAAGTTGTATTTAGTAGGACACAAGGTGGTGTTGTAGGACCACAATTAAGTTTGGGGGCGCAGGAAAATTCGCTCGCTGTTGAGATTGGAACCTTCCCTGGTGGGGCTCCAGAGAAGTGTGAAGTGGCCAATGTCCCATTGCAGCGTTGGGTAAATGTTATTATTGTTTTGCATAATAAAGCACTTGACGTATACGTTGATGGCAAACTTGTGAAAACTTGCATTATGGAGGGTGTGCCAAAGATTGCAAGTACTGCCCCAATCTTCCTCTGCCCTGATGGCGGGTTTGCAGGTTCTGTGTCTAACTTCCGGTTCTTTAACCATGCTTTAAATCCACGTGAAGCTTATGAGATTTACCGCGAAGGTTATTCGGGTGCCAATCTGTCCTTCTTGGAGAAATACAGAATAAAATTGGCCTTCATGAAAAATAATCACGAAATAGGAAGTTTAGAAATCTAATTTCTTCCTTATATTATATATATGTCAACAACAACTAAGAAGTCAAACTGGGCTGCTTTAGGGGAATTCAGGGGCGGTGCACAAAAATTTCTCCAGAGTAATACACTCGTGGCTAAATTTGCAATTGTGATACTTGTGCTTATTGGGTTTGTTCTCCTACTCCGTTTAGGAACTGAAGCGATCCAATGGGTTTTATCTCCAACCAAAAGTCCTTATTTAATTCGAGGGCGAAAACAAAATACAAAAGAACTGACAACTATTCCACAAAATCCAGCTGATGGTGCGAACGCAATCACGCTCGTTAGATCCGCCAACGAGAGATATGGCATCGAGTTCACTTATTCCACGTGGATTTATATCAGTGGTCTTGCATATAAGTCGGGTTCCATGAGGCATATATTTAGCAAAGGTAACGGCGATGTTGGATCCAATGGAATGATGATGCCTAATAATGCACCGGGTTTGTATTTGCATCCCAAGAAGAATTCGCTTGTGGTGGTCATGAACACATATAATTCCATCGATGAGGAAGTTGTCATAGATGATATTCCCCTCAACAAGTGGCTTAATGTAATGATTCGCGTTGAAGGTCACATACTCGATGTATACATAAACGGAACTATAGCAGTGCGTCATAAGCTGCAGGGCGTCGCCAAACAAAATTATGGGGACGTATGGGTGACTGCAAATGGTGGTTTTGATGGCGAGTTGGCTGATTTGCGGTACTTCGATTATGCTTTGAATACAACAGAAATCGCAACCATTGTCGATAATGGACCCGATATGTCAACAGACCGCCCTACGCAGTCCACGCCTGTACCACATTACTTCGCTCTGCAATGGTATTTCAATAATGCAACAGGAAGGTAAACACAATAATTGGTTAATATTTTATCAATTATTGTCTTAGATTCGGATCTACACAAATGGCGCGCGTTGGAAATAATTGCCCGGACATACACTCCTTCGCCTTTTTTACTTCAATGCAACTGCGAATTCCTTGCCACGATCCAATATAGCAATAGCCTTTATGAGGCTTTCTTTGTATCTCACTATCACCTGAAGAATCAGGGGCTACATTGCGTTTGCCTCGCCGTCCACCTCCGCGACTACCCCCACCATCAACTGCTTTAGCAAGCGGTGATACCACCGCAGAGGCGCCACGACCCACTTCCTGCCCCGTCTTTTTCACTCCGCCAACGAGTGCCTTTCCAACTTTATTAGTCTCTTTGCCCAGAAATTTTAGCGTATTCGTAGTTCCCTTCTCTATTTTTTTTTCAGCAAATCCTAAGTATTTGCCGAATACATCAGTTCCCTTTGCTAAATAAGTAAAAATATTAAATCCTAAGAGCGCCAAAACAATAATTAATGCTATAATTTTAACTATATTCCAGAAATGCATATAACAAAAGTAGATATTTTTTTTTATTAAAAAGATACATCTACTTAAATACCCCCTCGTGTATCATTAGGATTTTTTTTTAATAGCTGTGCTGTACTACATAGTTTCCTATTGTGTTTTGATGTTCGGTTATGCCAGTAAAATCTACATTTCTTGTAAAGAGAATTACTATAATGAAAACAATCTATGTCCTTTCTCATTAAACTGCGCCGTGTTTTATGTAATCTGCTATTATTCTTTTTCAATTCAGATTTGAAAAACTTAGCAAAAATATCCATTTCTGCGCTTCTCTCTGGATGCCATTGTACCCCATAAAAGGGATAATAGCGTCCCTCTATAGTCGATACGAATTTTTTCCCTTTTCTATCAGGGCTCCAAGACACGATTTTGTAGAAATTATCTAGATTTTTATGTGTCTTAAACTTAGCAGGGCTAATACCCATTTTATGATTGTTTAATGTGCAGCATTTTTTCTCTATTTTACGGGTTATCTTGGCATTCATATAACGAATCATACGGCTGCGATGACCTTCGGGGGTCAAGTGAAGCCGTTCCATGAGATTTTTGAACGAGTCAAAGCGAGTCAATAGATGTTTTAAATCATCATGCTCGTCGGCAATAATCATCATTTGTTGCATGCCCATACAACCGCCCCATATAGGAAAATAATGCCCCTTGTCATTTTGCTTCATTGCTAATTTAACAAATTTTTTGCAACACTGGTAATAGGCTTTTTGCGTACCCGCAAATGCGCCACCACTCGGAAAATATAATCCATTAATCCGGCGCATGTAATAGTTAAATTTCTTTGTGGTATAAGGAATCGCTATAACTTTGATACCCTGTCGCTTTAACCAAGAAATATGAGACGTTGCAATATAAGAATCACCACAGACGCTAAAATACTTTTTACCTGGTGTGAGTGGCACGGATATAATGCCAACGACTAACCTTTTTTTATTTTTGTTTGTCTTATTAAAAATTCGTTTCCTTTTTCGTGTTTTTCTACTCATATATACAATTTATATAAAAACGCACAGAAATTAATTAAATAAGATTGTAACATCCTCAAGCAATACATGTGGATCAAAGCAAGCAATCTGATCATGTATTTCACACACGCGTGTTTGTGCCTTCCAACGTTGGTGACGCAACCGCACACCCTTTGCTAGAATATCCCGATATTCTTTGCGATACCCTCGTAAAGCTAAAATAGATTGTTGCTCTTTATCTCTGAGTTGCTTTTCCTTTTTAAAAGCTTTTTTAATAACGTCTGGAGTCGTATTTTTGCGCGATAACTTTCTAAGTATTTTGACGCGGGCGCGGCGCGTGGCAAAATGATATTTTCTATCGGGGGGTGATCGACAGAGGGGGCAAGTGCCGGGTATACCGAGCTCGTGCTGATGCCGGGGATGCACATAGATATCACGTGGGCTTCTAAACCAAAGAATAGCACACTCTACGTGAAATGTATGGCCGCATTCCTGCAGTGTATGAATAGGAGTACCCGATAAATCGGTGCGACAAATAGCACATATTTCACTCATTCTAGATACTAAAATGTACCTATTTTTGTTTATACTCTTATTTGCGATGAAGAATATGATTCATTGATTGCATTTTTTCTAATTTGCTGATAGTTTTTTCCAAATTGCCGTCTGTAAATGAATTATTAAAGAGATATCCTGTTTTGGGAGCTTGTTCATTATTCTTTACTTGTTTGTAGATAATATTGATTTTATTTTTAATGGTTTCAATTATTTTTTGTTCTGTATAAATGGGTGTTTTCATTTCTACGTGTTCTGTTAATAAGACAATGGCAAAATAGATTAAGAACTTGCGTTTTCGCTTACAACCCAATGTAAAACGTATACAAAATAGATTAAGAAGGGCTAGAATTATTTCCTTGGTGCCATCGTTTTTTTTATCGGCTTCGTTAAGAAAAACTTCCCAGATGAGCCATATTACATCCATTTGTTGATTTGATACAACTGGTACAAAACCTCGTCTTTCGACCCGACATTTATCTTTTTTGGCAATGCATATTCTCTCAAATTCTAATATCCATTCGACCCAATAACAAGCATCATTCATATTACGAGAGTCTATTGTAATATGGTAAGCTAGTTCATTAATTGCAATGAATAATTCTTTGGGATCGCCTTTTCGAAATGTGGGTGATGCATATGAGACATTGTCGGCTTTTAATTTGGCTGTTATATTTTCCATATGAAAATCGCTTTTATTAATATGATGCCGATCAAGGCTATTTTTTTTCTTTGATAGACATAATATGCTTAACACCTCTGCAAATAGTTGTCTAATTTTAATATTATTACGTAAACGCATTTCTTGTCCAACATATCCATTCATAACAATATTTTTGAAGGTTTGAAACCTTAACTCTATATAAATAGGGAGCTTAGGGTTCCCTAAATGAATATTATTACTCATAAAATGCAATATTATATCCCAAAGGTCAATGAAATGTCCTGCACATATAAATTCAGCGCCCCAATAGCACGCCGGTTCTAGTTTGCCTTCGAACAGAGACTTTAGAAGCTCTTTTTTGGCATCATTCTTTTTAAATTTTGAGAATGTGATGCCTCTGAAGTCTTTTTTTTTTCGCATGTCATTTATTTCATTTTCATTCATTATATTTACTTTAATACAAAAAAAATACTATTAATACATATAAGGATGCTCACTATGAACAAAATATCTAAAATCTATTCAAAATCTTCTATATGGACACAAATGTTATTTTGGATATTTATACTATTACTTGTAGCAGTGTTGGTTGGAAAACATCGTCCTGTACGCGAGGGATTTGTCCAGAAAGAAAAATTTGTATTAAAGAAAGGGAATGCTATTTATGATAATTTTTATGCTACTATTTATGATGATCTTGTGTTTAGTAATATAAAAAATGATTTTGAGATTGGTGAAATAGTTAATATCACCAAGCCATCGCAAGAAAGTCTCATATTGGATGTTGGGTCCGGATCCGGGCATCACGTGAATGCTTTCAATCGACGGGGTATGAATGCTATAGGTTTAGATATCTCTCCTGATATGGTTGCAAAAGCAAAAAAAAAATATCCTAATTGGGATTTTAAAACCGGTAGTGCTCTCGACTTTATGTTATTTCCCGCAGAATCATTCACACATATTACATGCCTCTATTTTACCCTTTATTATATCAAAGATAAGTTGAAATTTTTTCGCAATAGTTTTGATTGGTTAATGCCTGGCGGGTATTTAATTATACATCTTGTAAATCGAGATCAATTTGACCCCATATTGCCTGCAGCAGATCCTTTGACATTGGTATCCGCCCAAAAATTTGCAAAGAAAAGAATAACAAATTCGTTAGTAAAATTTAAGGATTTTGAATATAAAGCCAACTTTGAATTAAATAAGGCGGATGATGAAGGGATTTTTACAGAAACATTCAAAGATGATACGACCAAACATGTTCGGCAAAATGTCCATACACTCTTTATGCCTACGCAGAAATATATCCTTTCACTTGCAAGGGAGGTAGGGTTTATATTACTAGGGAAGATTGATATGGTCGGTGCTCAGTATGAGTATCAATATATATACATATTACAGAAACCTGAATAGATTAGGAGTGATAATATAAATATTATATATATATCAACTAATATGATGGCTATGTACATCCTATTAGTTCTACTTATCCTGTATGCCCTGTTTATAATTATTTGTAAAGTAAAATTTAGATTTTGGTCTATGCAACCTGTTTTTCATTTTTATAATCTTGGTTATTGGTGCTTTCCCCCCGGTATTATTCAACATGAAATACCCAAAAGTGGGGGGAAATTTTATGATCCTTATATTGAATTTGCAAAGTTTAAAGTACAAACAGCAGAAAAAAAAGATATATTTTATAGATTGAACAAGCAGCATTATCTCACTGATAAAGATACTCATTATCTGCCATCTAGTGAGGGCATATTAAGTTATTTTCAAGGACATTCACGTCCTTGTTTTCTAAGTTTACTGCAAGACTACCAACCACTAATTAACTATAAAACAAAACAAGTTACCCCATATTATAAATGTATTGGATCTATGACAACGCGGCCATTGCAGGTGTCGCTCTTTGGAAAAAAATTGGATGTCTATTATGTTGATTACTTATGTGTAGCCAAGCAAAAACGAAAACAGGGCATTGCGCAAAAACTTATTTATACACATTATGTTAAAAGTCGCCAAGAGCACTCAATCTCTGCCTATCTTTTTAAAAGAGAGGGCGTTGCTACCTTTATTGTGCCTATGACATGTTACTATACATATGGTTTTTATACCCATAATTTTAATATTCAAAAGGATCCTGCACCCCCCCTCGTGGTAACTCCTTTGACATTTCATCTATTTTATAATTTCATGCAGGAAGTCTCGGTGAATATATCTTGTTATGTTCATGCTGATTTTTCAAATATAAAATATCTACTTGAAAAAAAGCAACTATATATCTATTTATTGCAGGATCATGGAGAGGTGTGGGGGTGCTATATTTTTCGTAATCCTTATACAAAATATAAGGATAATGGTATGAGCGTTGACTTAGTTGCTTCATATTGCTCAGATAGTAAACATAGTTCCCTTTTTATTAAAAAGTTTTTCAGTTGTCTTTCTCTCATCCCATATGATTATAAATATTTACTTGTTGAAGATCTCGGACATAATATCTATATTTCACAATTTCTTAAAAAAAAGTATACTCCTTTCTTGAAAAGCACGACATCATATTATTTTTATAATTTTGCCTACAGACCATTTCTCTCAAAAGATGTATTTGTGCTGACATAGTTTGTGGCTATCTGGTATATTTGGCAGCGCGGGCGAAGGAATCTACGACAAAAATAACGAATATGCCTAAAAACAGATATAATATTAGTTCTTCTGCGACATTCCCTGTTTTTTCATCTTGTTGTTCTTCCAGAAGATGGATCATATAGTTTAGTTTTTTCATGAGTGCATCTTTTGGTGCATCAATGCGAGGATTGTCCGTAGGATTGGTAAAATATGGTACGTACTGGTTATAGTATTCTTGGTTGGGTGGTGTATAGGCGCCCTCTGGTAGTTGTGTAAAACTTTCTATAGGTCCATCAGTATTCTCTCCCTTACGTTTTAAAGGTTCGGGTTTTTGTGGATGTGCTGGGTATTCTTGTGGTGTAGCTGAAAAATCGGCGGGACCAGAGGGATTGTCCATAGCTTCTAGAAAGTTTTGTACTTTTTTACTAACAGATTTTTTTTTATATGTTCTATTTCTTTTATTATTTTTTTTGGGCATTGTTGATTGTTCATCATATATTGAATATTGTAAAGGTTGAGACATTCTTATAAAAAAATAAGATTATTTTTTGTTATCTACACGGAAAAATATCCTTTGATATATATATAAATGAAATTCGCACTTGAAGCTACATTAATCATCATTTTGGTAGTACTTATGTACAAAAGCCCTTCTGCTTTAAAAGATTTTGCTGAGTCCGTTTTAGGCAAAATGATTTCTCTTGGCATTATTGCATACATTGCTATGACTCATGGTAGAAATACCGGATTGATTGCCGCATTTATATTTATTTTATTAATACATAACGAGAAAGAAGGATTAGAAAATCCGCCTAAAGCAGCTAAAAAGAAAGGGGGATCGAAGGAGGGTGTTTCTTCCAAAGAGACGATTAAAACTAAAAAGAGCGGAAAGAAGGAAGGGTTGGGTCGGTCGACTATGCTTAAACCAAAGGTGGTAAGCCAAAAGAACATCGTGGATGAAGATAGAAAAAGGAAGGTAAATGCATTATTGAAGTCTCAAGAGGCGCGGGGTCAATTTGGTGGTGAGAGCAAAGGGATGGTCGGAAAACCGGAAATTTAAAATGCCTTTATAATATAATGAAGCATCACATACATTTTCTCTTGATGGGCGCCGTTATCATTTTTCTATTTATTGAGTTAAATCGCTACGGACATAAGAAGAAGGTTGAAGCGTTTACTAATGACATTCGAGGGTTTAAAAATCGGAATAAAAGAAAGTTAAGACGAGCTGTACGTGACGGCTTTACACAAATGAAATCTTTATTAGGGTAAATATTTAATATACATGTATATTAAGTATGTTTAATAGGTTGAGTAAAGCTTTCCATAGTTTAAATTCAAGTCGGTTTTTTGCTGGGTTGGTCATGTTGCTCCTTAATATTGGCTCAAAATATATAACAATTGAATTGACGGCAGCACAAAAAAAACATTTGCAGCATAAATATGCCCGACAAGCATTAGTTTTTGCTATATCATGGATGGGGAGTCGCGATATTCTGAAGGCGCTTGCCTTGACAGCGATATTTAATGTTTTATCAGGTCATTTACTTCACGAGGGTAGCCCTTACTGTGTTATTCCCAATAAATATCGTCAGTTTGAAAAGGCGTTAGACTTGGATGGAGATGGCAATGTGTCTCAGAAAGAGATAAATGGTGCTATTAAACTTCTTGATAAGGCAAGAAAAGAGCGGAGAAAGCGAAATCATTTGCGAATGTTGGAGGGTTTTGATGGTATTTATTAATTTTCTTTAAGATTTTGTTTTGGTATATTTTCTTCAACCAAATCTTCTAATTTTTTAATGCGTATTTTTAGATTTTCAATCGTTGGTTCTTCTGGAATATCATAATACCAATTATAAGCCCACGTCGCACTATTAAAACTAAACTTTCCTAAAGTGTAAATTAATTCTGCTGTTTCACTTAATAAAATACCTATCATAATATAAGCTATTTCGAAATTATATTTAAAGCATCAATTGTGATTTAAATATGAAAAAGACCGCGTGTATCAGTTAGAGATTTAATGATACGGTGTTGCGATTTGAGCGCGGTTTGCGTTTTGAACGTTGTGGGATACTAACCTTTCCTTTAATATCTTTAAGTTCTTCAATGCTAATGGTACTGCGTTGGTCCTCTTTTTTCTCTTTCTGAATATTGATTGTTTTTGTCTTTAGTCCTGAGAGAAGGTCATTTATATTTTCGGGACCTTTCATATCACGACGTGGTTTACGTGCTGATCTTTCAACGCTATTAAACGCGCTTTCCATATTTACAGCATCGGGGAAATCAGGGCGACCCCTGCTCATACCGATATCAGGTCGATTTGTTGGTCCAGGTCGGGGCATCGGTGGCGGCATTCTATGTCCAGCGGGAGCGCCGCCACCGCCGGCGCCCATAGCCATACCCATAAAGTTACCAAATCCCGGACGCTCTTCTCTCATTGAATTCACGGCAGCGCTAGTAAATTGTTGCATTAATTCAGGATTCTGACGCATGATGTCATCCATACCAGGCAATGAAGACTTGAACATGGTATTGGTCATATGCAACATCGCTGCACTTCCTCCCAACATAAATATGAGTTTCAATTCCGGTGCTATTTTTGCCTTCCCCGCATACTTCTCATGCAATTCTCCAAAGACATCATCATAATCATCAATATTTTCGTTCACAGCTTCTGCCCACCCATCTAGTTTTAAATCAAAAGGGTCGAATTTAGAATTCAGAAATTCAACAGCCGATACAGCAGCCATTAACATCTTGGATTGGAATTTAACACTACTTTTCTTTTCACTCTCTGACTTTATCATTTCATATTCACCTTTCATCTCGGCCAGTGGGCTATCCATTGTATATTTTTTTGTTAACGTTATCCCTTTCTTTGCTAGAGCTTCTAGTTTTCTTAAATAAATAATCTTCTCTCTTAAAATTTGCTCTGTTGTCATTCTGGGTTTGTCCGGAACTGCGGTATTTGGATTAACTGGGATATTGGTGAATTTTTTAAAACCATCCCACGTCTCAGTCTTCTTCTTTGCTTCCTCAGCGGTTGATACTCCAACTCCCGATAATGGACCGACTGGCATGGTGCTTGTGCTGCCGTGTGGTTGGGGAGTTATAGGTCTCATCTTTCTTGCATTAAGTTCTTGGATATTTAAATTTAAGCCGGGAGCGGTTGTTCCCAAAGCAGCAGCGCGTGCGTCTGCCATTGAGCGGCGGGGGGTGGTTGCTGCTGAGATCTTCGCATTCAAGGAACCCAAATCTTCTAGAGTAATACTCGGCGATTGTCCATCTCTGTTCTGTTTTTTAGGATTCATTAACATCTCAATACCAGGTCCGAAGTTGACAGACTTTGGTCGCATTGCAGGCAGGGAGCTTAATTTAACAGCGCCTGTTGGAGCAGGAGAACTTACATTCAGTCGCGGACCCAGTGTGCTTGAACCACCCAAATTAATTACATGCGGAGAAGCGCTAGTCATTATTTATGTTTAAACAAGAACTTATAATTTTAAGTAAGACGCAGCGCAAATTATATTAATTGAAGATCAGATAAATACCAAACCCCCTGTAGAAAAGAATCTGCTAGATCATCTTTTTTTTTATGACTCATAAAAAATTGCTGCCACTTATGGAAATTTGCATTTTCAGCCAATTGGTTTTTTGTAATATGAATCCCCAGCTGCTTTCTCTGATTATATGTTGTTTTTCCTTTTTTTATAAAATTCTTTAGTTTGTTACAGGCTGCAATCTCCCTTATCGTTTCTACGCCTTTCTCAATAAAATGCTGCATTACCATACCCTGTATTGTTTTCATGCGATTTGCTAAAGGGCCTATTTGATTCTCAACGATAACATGATCAATTGATATTTCTTCAATAAGAGATGTGAAATTTGCTTTAATACTACGTCCTAATTTTGTAATACTAAAATCTTTCGCTTTGACTGGTATGATAAATTCTAGATAATTAGCATTTAAATGTTCAAGAATTTGGTTAAGATATTCTGTTTTCTTTAATTTCGTGGTGGTCGATAGTTCTAGATTATTATAGATATCTTTTAGTTCGTGCAGTTTTCGTTTATTAAGATGGCTTAGTTTATATTCTGCTGAAGGTATTTTCATTTCATGATGCCGCGCGTGAATTTTGCAGTAATGTTTGCTATTTTTGGTAAATCTTGGTGTTCGTCCACAAGATTTTTCATTAGCGCCTTCACATATTTTTTTCTCTTCATTGCAGAGATTTATGATGTCCCACTTAGATATACTATATTCGGTCTTTGACTTGATATTGAACAAACAAAATGCTAAATGTTTAATACCAATATCGATGCTTAATATTTTCATTACTATAAACAGCATATGAAAATATTTCTAATATGTATTTGATTACATTGGTCCGTATTTTTTCTCCTGTCTAACCAGATATTGTTCTTGTGTAAGAATTGGCGCCTGCAGTTTGCTTTGGAGTGCAAAACTTGAAAGATAGAGATTTTTCAGATCTGATGTTTCATATCCATAGGGTCGTTTTTTATCTGTACATGATTTATACAGGTATGCGCTCTCAGATGTAGTTGGTACTTTCTTGTATTGTTCCCAGCAGCCGCAGCAGCTGTCGCAGGCATTACGTTGATTTTTCTTAATAATGGAATCAGCGTTTTTTATTAGAAACTGCCGATATTTGTAATTGCTGTTGATTTGGTTCTTTTGTTTTAGTTTTTTATTGATATCACATGCAGGATACCAATTGGCGAAATTCCGACCATCACTCATTAGTGGTGGAAAATCAAAATGTATATTATTAGAAGCGCCATAGCAGGTTCCCCAACTCATTATAATAATATACAATAAGAAATTATTTACTTAATAATTCAACCAGAGCCGGTTTTCTCAGCTTTTTAAAACCTTGAAGTCCGCGATCTTCCGCTATTTGTTTCAATGTTACCATATTCAACTTATGATAATCTGTCGGCTCTATTGATTTTACCGGAGAAGACTCCGACGGGGCGGTACTGCTTAGGTCCGATTGATCAGATAAAGATCCCGCCTCACTATTACTATCTAAATGGATTTCCTGAGGCTCCTGCAATAATATTTTACTTGCTGGCTCTATTTTAATATCCTTTAAGTTACTATTACCCAACTGGCTTATGACGATAGGATCCCCCTCATCATCGCTAACCGAGGTCATCGAGTCCTCACTTCCGCTATCTGAATCGTCATCCTCCGATACTTCAATAAGTTGTGTTTCTTCAGGTCTCTTTTCCTCTAAAACTATGCCGGGAGGCGGTCCATATTGCCCACGAGGGCGCAAATTTGGAGATGGTCTCATAGGCGGAGGGCGCGAGTGATTCTGTACTAATTGAAAAATAGTATTGACCTTATGTTCCACCACCTTAAATCTATGTCTAAAATATAAGAAAAGTATAACGCTGGCTAAAATTGTAATGCCTAAACTAATGAAGAGTTCACGTCCCATTATTTTATAATTAATGTTATTAATTATAAAAATATTAAACGAGCCCTATAAATCATTGATAACATTTTGTGTCATTTCAAGAATCTCTGTTGGATATTCGAGTTGTTTAAGGACACAAATGCCGCCCTTTGCTTTTGAAATTCCCGATACGACTTTATAGGTATAGGTCGACTCCATATTTTTTATACTAGTTTCCATATTAATATTTATAATATTTTTTGTTTTGCTAAGCATTTGACAAAGTCTAATAAAATGGGTTGTTAACATGAATCGAACAGAAGGAAAAACGGCAATATATTTTAAATAGGCGTATGCACTGCCAATTGCCTCATAATGATTTGTCCCTGAATATAATTCATCAAATATACAAAAATGTTTTTTGTCTTTATGTTGTTCAATAAAGGTCAGAATTTTTTTGCAGCGGCGGGCTTCCGCCTGAAATAAGCTATCTCTCCCTGAAGTATCCGGAATATTTAAGTAACAATGAATAAAATCAAATGGCGCCAACGTTGCTGATTCATAAAATCCCATTCCTACCTGTTGGGTAAAGAGGGTATTCAATATAATACATTTTAAAAGAGTTGTCTTTCCGGCAGCATTGGGTCCAGTGACAATTATATTCTCAGCTAATGTAATATCATTTTTAACTGGTTCGTTGTCAGCCAAAGGCGGGTAGAATGCATTTATTATCTTAAAATACGGCTTCTTACTACGTTTGTACTTGGCATTGTGCAGATGTGGGTTATTACTTAAACTTATCATCGTGTCAACATATCCATTAAAGCCAAAAGAATAAGAAAATGTTCTATTTATATTCTCGTCCGTGTGAAATAGATAAAATTGTTTCATAACAGCACCAATATTGAAACATCCCGTTTTTGATAATGCCGCCTTTGAAGGGATATTTTGCGCTATCTTATTAAGATCATCGCGGTATTCAGATAATTCTGCTATAAATAATTTATAGGAAGGTAATTTTTCACATTTATCTATGATCATATCCATTTTTTTGAGTGTATAAGCAGCATAATTTCTCATATTTGAGAAGTATAAATCAATGCTCTTCATATTTATAAAGAATCGATGGCAGCTAACAATATTTTGATAAATATTATAGAAATAAACTCCTAGAGAAACAAGAATATATATACGTTTATTCCATGACACATGTTGAAATTCTGTAAAAAGCTGACCAATTGAATGATTTTGTATTTGTTGTAATAAAATTCGCTTATAAGATTCAAAGGTAATGGGTATTTGCATTATTTTAAGTAAGAAAAATGGAATGATCATCATAATAATAGGCAGCAGCAAATTAAGAACCGGTGAGGCTATGTTATATATACTCATAAAGCTTAAAAAAGGTGTGGATTTGTTTAACCATTCCACCTTATCCCAGTCCACGTACTGATATTTCTCAATAAAATCCTCTTGACCCTTTATCTCTCCCCACGTTTCCCAACATCTTTCAATACACACCTTGTCGATTTTTTCATCCTTTAATGCGCCACATAACTTCTGGGTATCCTTCAAAAATTTTCGATCCGTTGTATAATATTCGCTCCATTTTTCTAATAGTTTCTTACCTAGTAGCGTTTTAGGCCTAAATAGATGTTCATACATACCAGCACCTTCGCCTTTTAATAACTCTAAATCCTTATATAGATTTTTGAATAATTTCTTCTTCTTTTTGCAATATGCTATTGGTAATTCAAAAGGCATTATATTAAAAGAGGAAATTATGAAATATAATGGAACGAATTAGAATATGTCTTTGTAATTATTTGGCAACTCCTTAATTTCTGTAGAATAGAACTGCTTTATCTCAGTCAACTTCTGAATATCTCTACGAGTAATATAGTTTATGCCAACTCCCTGACGACCCCAACGACCTGAGCGCCCTATACGATGCAGATATGTATGCACACTCTTGGGAAGATCAAAATTAATAACGATGCTCACTTGCTGAATATCTATACCTCGTGCCAGTAGATCTGTGGAAATCAACACACGACAACTACCCGATTTAAACTTTTGATAAATGTCACGACGATCCTTTTCCTCCATGCCACTATGCATTCGCTCCACAGGAAAGTCGTCGTGTTTCATGGCATCAAATAAGTCATCCACCCGCCGAATGCTATTACAATATATAATCGCTTGTGAGATAGACAAGGAACCAAATAAATCCTTCAAGGTTGCGTACTTATGTTCATCATTATCAAGAGCAATGAAGTATTGAGCAATACCCTGCAATGTTAACATCTCTTTTTTTATTAAAATTTTTATTGGATTTCGCAGAAATTTAGATGTAAGAATATTTAATTCCGTTGGCATCGTCGCACTAAATAAACCTATTTGAACTTCATTTGGCATAAATTGAAAAATCTTATAAATTTGTTCTTTAAAGCCATGCGATAAAAGCTCATCCGCCTCGTCAAGAATTAATAGGGTAATATCTGCCGTCCTCAAATGTTTTCTTCGTATCATATCATGGACACGCCCCGGACTTCCAACAATTATATGTGGCGGATTTGTTTCTAATTTTTCTCGATCTTCATCTGTAGAAGTACCGCCTACCAGTAATTGCGTAGTGATCTTCAATAGCCCACCCATCGCTTGTATTACGCAATAAATCTGACGCGCCAATTCGCGTGTATGTGCTAATATTAATACCTGCGTAGCAACATTTTTCACATCTAAAATTTGTAAAGAACCTATTACAAATGCACCTGTTTTACCAGTTCCTGATTGAGCTTGCGCAATTATATCACGGCGCTGTATTAATGGTATTATAGCCTGTTTTTGAATTGGTGAAGGATTCTCAAAGCCATAGGCGTACACACCCCTTAAGAGGTCGGTCTTTAAATCCAAAACTTCATCATCCCAAGATTCGAATGTTGTAATATTTTTGCAATCTATATCATTTTGTTCGCTAGACATAGTTATATAGATAAGTATAAGTATGTTTATATCACTTTTTGGAAATTGATATAAACTATTATTGATATAGTTAAGTAATGGTAACACTTGCAGATCGACAATATACATTAGAGAATTTTTACTCATTTGTAAAAGCTTGTTCGAGGAATAATCGCGCTCTTCCCGAAAAAACATATAAGCAAATTACATTTCTTGCAGAAAAGGTAGGTGCACCTACGTATAGTAGAACACCCAATTTTAAAAGGGTACGCAAGGACCGGAAATATAAATGCTCGCCCGAAAATTGGGAAGCTATGCGAAATTTTAAGGCTACAACAATCATTAAAGAGACCGAAGGTGTCGGGAAGCTTATTGATGATATTATTTTACTATTAAATAAGATAACGCGGGCGAACTATACCGATATATGTGCGGCGATTGTGAAAATTATGGTGGAAGTACAAGGCAGCGAGCATAATGAAGGACATCTTATTAAATTAGGTGAGTCCATTTTTAATATTGGTAGCGCCAATGAATTTTATAGTAAATTATATGCAAGTCTATACCATGATTTAATTAAATTATTTCCATTTATGAAGGATATATGTCTTAAGAACTTTACATCATTTATGCAGTTGTTTTCGAATATTGAAAATGGAAATCCAGACGAGGATTATGATAAGTTTTGTCGTATAAATAAAGAAAATGCTAAGCGGCGGGCAATTGCACAATTTTTCGTAAATCTGATGTTGAATGACATAATTGCAAGAGAGGACATGATTGTCTTCGTATTAAATCTATTAGAAAAGCATCAGACATTTATGAAACAGGAAGGGGTAAAAGGTATTGTTGATGAAATTTCTGAAAATATATTTATCTTTCTCACAAGTGGTCAAAAGTACTTATCGCGGGATAAAAAAATATGGAAGGGAATTATTAAATATACGCAAGATATATCCAGGCTAAAAGCATCTGCGCATCCCAGTCTGTCTAGTAAGACAATATTTAAATTTATGGATATCTTAGAAATGATATAAAAATGTACATTATATATATACTATATTATGCCAGATAAGTTAGAAGGGGTAACTGAAAATTTGTCATTTTCACTGGAAGAAGTTGGCGAAGGTGAAGGTGTTCCGGTTACTTATAATGAGTTAGTACGTGACGTAGATCTTCTTGAAATGACCAGTGATCTACAACTAGATTGTCATATTGCACAGGAGATAAATTATTCCACAAATTTTACACGCAAAGACTTAGATCGTATTGCAGATTATTATTCCATAAGTAAGAGAAAAAAGTTAAAAGATGAATTGATACAAGAAATTATATTGTTCGAGACAAATCCTGAAAAGATCGAAATAGTTTATCGAAGGAAAAAATTATGGTCTTATATGGAAGAAATAAAAGATGATAAATACTTAAGAAAATTTTTAATATTTAATTAAGATATATGGTTTTGTCTCGTCTTAACAAAAAAATTAATTATCCTGACATCGAGCGTGTTGATCAAGATGATATAAATCATAATTCACCTTTATATCAGACTGAAATTAAGAATGTAGACACTATTATTGCTTTAGGTAATGTTAAATTTTCTTTTGTCAATGATAAAGTCTTATATGCACCCGTTTATCTTACCAAAAATTATAAAGTAATTGCACAAGTCGGTGTTTATGAATTCCCAAATTCAACCTATTCCGATATATTAGATGAGGATGATGATATATTACTCGATCAACTCGACCAACCTTTATTATATTCTTTTGTTACATCCGACTATATCAAAGAAAAGGTGGGAGAGGGTGGTGAAGTCGCGTCTGAGGCGCGGGAAGACGAGGATTCTGATAAGGATTCTGATGAGGATTCTGATTCTGATAAGGATTCTGATGAGGATTCTGACGATAGTGACAACGAGGAAGAAGAGGAGGAGGAAAAGAAAGAGAGTGTTGAACAGGATTTATTTGGACAGGAAGGATTAGGGGCATCTGTTTTACCGGAGGAAGGTGAAGTATTAGAGGAGTTATTAGAAAGCAAAGCTGACGCTGAAACAGCTGATGGTCATAAAAATTGGATTCAGAAGTTTTTCAAAAATTCACACTATGAAATAAGTCATGAGGGGGGTGGCGGTGATTGCTTATTTGAGGTTATTCGTGCGGCGACGGCAGCAACGGCGCACCCGTATTCTGTGGCGGAATTACGAAAAATATTATCTGATAATGTAACGGAAGAAATTTTTAAAGGATATCGAGAGATGTATGATATGCATGTGACTGCGATTAAAAAGGATACATCGGCAATGAGCGCTTTGAAAACGCAACTTACTACTTTGAAGGGTGAATATGGCGCCTCCTCAGATATTGCGCGGAAAAAGGAACTATTGGGAAGTGCGAGTGATGTAAAAAAAAAATATTCTCAATTAAAAGCTGAGCGTGCACGGGCACGTTCAGTTGTTAACGTCGAGTTTGCTTTTATGCAGAATATTCATACATTGGACGATTTCAAAGGAATAGTACGTACTTGTAAATTCTGGGCTGATACTTGGACAATATCCACATTAGAGAGGGTTTTAAATATCAAACTTATCTTGCTTTCAAGTCAGAACTACGAGAGAAAGGATTATAAAAATGTATTGCAGTGTGGACAATTAAATGATGAGGAATTGGAGAAAAAGGGAAAGTTCACGCCTGCATTCTATATTATTACAGATTATATGGGAAATCATTATAAACTTGTATCTTACAAAGGGAGAAAGATATTTACATTTAAAGATTTACCCTATGGGTTGGTTCATAAGATTGTCGACTTGTGTATGCCGAAAGAGGGTGGTGTATATAATTTAGTCCCTGCCTTTCGCCGCTTGAAAGTAAGTATAGCGGCAAAGGCGGCAGTTACGGCGGAGGCAGCGAGCGCGGCGGCGGCGGCGGATGCCCAAGATGGGGAGGGTGACACGGGTAAACTTTTTAATGAAGATATAGTTTTTCAGTTTTATTCGCGATCTCAAAATAAAGTGCCGGGTAAAGGATCTGGAGAGAAAATACCTTCTGATGCAGAAAAGCGATTTGTTAATTTGAAAGCAATAAAAGGTTGGCGCAAGGTGCTTTCTAATTTTTATATCGGTGAACCTTTGCAATATGATGGGCATACATGGGCGAGTGTCGAGCATCTCTACCAAGCTCTCAAATTTAAGAAAAATAATCCTGATTTTTATGCTAAATTTAGCATCGAGTCTAAATCACCATTTTCGAAATTGCCGGACATGGCAAAGGCAGCAGGCGGTAAAACCGGAATCTTTACTATTCACAAAAAGGACGATGATGGGAAAAAACGGACAGAAAAAATAATTCTACGCGGTGAAAATATTAAAGCAGATGCTGATTTCTGGGACAGAAAAGAGACAGCGATGGAGACCGCACTTCGTAGCAAATTCATGAGTGATGGGTTACCAAAAGATGTGTTAATTAAAACTCTTGACGCTAAACTAATCCATTATTTAGGTCGCGGAAAAGGATCTCAGACATGGAATCATCTTATGAAAATTCGCAAAGAAATATAAACAATATATATAATATATATCATGACATTCTCGCGACAGGCGCAAGATAATATGCTTTTTTTTTTGAATGATGCCGAGCACTATATTAAAAAAATAGGACCTCAACAACAGCGACGACTTGATATACTTATGGGCAAATTATACAAAGATATCTACAATTCGAATACTTTTGTTAAATCATTATTACATCGCAACCTTCTCAAGACGAAAATGATAACCATTCATCGTCGCAATGATATCCCCGATAGCTCACTTTTAAATAGCCGCTACGTCCCCAATGATGTCAAGGATTATATCCAAGACAAATCAACCTATTATCTTCAATATAAATGTAAAATCATGAATAAATCTGTTGAGATTAATATTGTAGCAAGTGGTAATATTACACCATCAAAACGCCGCCATTTTGATAAAATGGCGCATTTAATGCTTGTCTGGCTACGTATGGGCTATTTATACTCCCCTGCTGTATGTGGTAAAAGTTTAAAAGTATTATTTTTCGATACTACATTGAAGAAAACTTTGCCACGAAGTTTAATAGATGTTTTAGGAACAGACCATTGTAATTCGGCGGTAACAACCACATGTTCACAACAGGGTGAAATTGTTATTTATCGAAGGGAGGAGTGGTTTAAGGTGTTTATACATGAGACATTTCATGCATTAGGTTTGGATTTTTCTACATTTCCGACAAATCATCTTAATTATCAGATGCAGAAATTATTCCCTATTGAAAGTGAAATGAATTTGTATGAGGCATATAGTGAATTTTGGGCCACTATTTTGAATTGTTTATTTTGCGCGTACGAATTATTAGATGATAAACTAAATGAAAAAGATTTTCTTCTTTATAGTGATTTTCTTCTTCAGTTTGAGAGAATATTTTCGCTCTTTCAGAGTAATAAAATTCTATACTTTATGGGCATGAGTTACGGGAATTTATATAAAGACGAGGAGGTAAGCTTTGTTGCGCGAAAATATCTTTATAAGGAGGAAACAAATGTTTTTTCCTACTATATTATTAAGAATATTCTGTTGTATAATTATCCTGCTTTTTTAGAGTGGTGTGATCGGAATAATATTAATATGCTGCGTTTTGATAAATATGATAATAATTTGAATAAGTTTTATGAGTTTGTTCGTAAGCATTATAAAAATCCTTCATTTATTAGCGATATGTCGCGGATGCGAGGATTTCTATTGAAAAAAAGGGGCGATGCGGAAAAACATCCCCTGCATGAAACACTACGCATGACAATCAGTGAATTAGAATGATATTTTCTGTGAAAGAGGAGATTGAGGCGGCGAAGACGTTAACTGCATCCAACATCTTTAGTAGATATTTTTTTGTCATTATATTGTATATAATGGTAAAAAGACGAAGAAGAAGAAAAAAGACGCGCCGCCGCGTACAACGCGGTGGCGCATGTGGTTGTCCAAAAGTAATAGATCATAGCCCGCTCCCAACTCCCCCCTGGTTACCGCCAGGTCGTATGTATGAGCCTGGCGGTGTTAATGGGCTGACCGATGGTTATTATTATGGCGTAGAAGTGAGTCAAGCA